ATATTATATATTATATATTATATATTATAAATTATTTTTATAAGAATAAAAAGTGACCAATTGACCAAAACCGTATAAAACCCCAGCTAGATACGCATATTATTTTGGCCAAAACTGGATTTTGGTTTTGGCCAATTGGCCACTTTTTTGGCCAAAAAGTGGCCAATTTTTTAAGAGGTTTGCCAAAGGTGTTTCAAGCGTTCTTCAAATTCTTATTTTTTGGCCACTTTTTGGCCACTTTTTTTGGCCAATTGGCCACTTTTGAAAACAGTTTTGGCCACCTGTTTTACACTAAATTTTGAGCATCGACGTAATGACTATACCCGCGCAACGGTCGTTCATTGAGTTCCCTCTCAACCGTAACGAATTGTAACGTCCCTCCCACACCACCGGAATCCATGTTTCTCAGCACAAAAGTATTTTGCCTCGGGCGAGCTTGGTAGAGGACATCTTTTTCCATATTCAAAAGAACGTCCTTGATTCCAGAGCAGATCTTTCGGGCCTGCGCTCTCGAATTGCACAAGACCACAACACTCTCGCCAGAATCGAACGCTTTGATAAGGTCGTCCATTCGCATCACTCCACCTCCTCGATCTTGCCCTCGAGAGTGATCCTCACGTGGCGAATATCATAACCTGCTTGTTTGGCGAACTGGAAGCGAAAGTTTGTCTTGGCCCGTCTCTCGCTCTCGGCCATAGTGTCCGCCTGCCAATTGGGAGCTGCCAGCGTGTCATAGACCCTGACGGCCCCGGAGTAGTGGTATTTCTTCATAAGAATATCAATCTCCAAATCATGCGTCTTCCCCACCGCTCTGGCTGCCGTATTCGTATTGCTTTTTCTCTATCAGTTCATAGTGAGTCCCAGACGGAGTAGTTGCCCATATGAGCTGCCGGTCATGATCATCCGCGAGCAGCATCACCCCGAGTCGTGTTAACTTCTCTATCTCGTTCAGCTTTTCGAGAATATCAACATTGTCCTGATTCATTACTGCTCCTCATTCACCACGATGCCGCCATGTATGATAACGCGCTTGCCGTCCAGGTCGAAAAAATCCTCCTACTCTTCCTCACGCCGTTTCGCAGCCCCGGCGTATAGGTATTCCGGCACAAATATACGGCTCCACTCACAAAATGACTCGAAGCAGTTGTCGCACAAATCTAGGCTATCGTAGCCGACGTTGCTGTATTGATAGCCAACTCCGATGTTCAAGACTTGACTCATAACATCACTCGCCTCGACACCATCGGTGTTCGGGTTCCACAATCGATCCCCATTCCAGCCGCGCCTGGCGAACATGACGTGGCGATTCGGGTTTCGATACAAGTGCCCGCAACGATCGCAGCAATATGCCTGTGCCATGGTCTTACTCCTTTTCAATCAGTTCCAAAGCCTTCTCAATATACCAACGAGCCTTCTCAAGATCCTGCTTGACCCCGTCTTTGCGCTCGCATCGCCAGATATACTTGAACGCGGCGATCTTGCAGTATATGGCCAACTCCTCTTTCCCGAACGCGGCCTCCATGGCGTCAATGCACTCCACCGAACCCTGCGTGTAGTGAGACGGGTGGTTGACAGGGTCGTCTTGGATGTTTGGAGGCTCGGTACGCTTGTACTGCACATCCGGAGGCAAGTTATTGAAATACTTGTCGATCCAAGATTGTGTTTCTGGATCGTCGCAAACCCATCTGCCCATTTACGTCTCCTCGATCTTGCTCGGCTCCGCGTCCATTAGTACACCACCGAAATATCAATGTACGGTCGCTCGTCCTCGACGGCATAGAACCCATCCCCTGCACATTCCATGCCGATCGACACCTCAGTCACGTCGGCGTTGAGCCAATCGCCGTGCTCCGATTTGAGGCATTTATAAACGCATTCCGACGGCATCGTGTAGTCGTCGAAGCGATCCGAGGGTTTAAGCACATCAAGTAATTTATTGTCGGGACAGCGATATCTGACCCTCACAAGTTCTTTCGACGGGATCAGGTCGAGCACGTTTTGCAGGGTTATCTTTCCTTTAGCCATTGGTGTTCTCCTCCTCGGATTCTAAAATATCACGGACGAACTCTTCGTCCAACATGCCGTTTCGCAAATGCCCTTCTCCGACAAAGCTCTCAATAACTTCTTTATCGCTTTTGCCTTCCAGCGCAAGTAGTTCGTCTGCCCACTTTTGTGCTTGTTTGGTCTGAGATACCGCGATTTTACCCTTGACCTCGACGTCATCAAATAGAAGGTCTCTTAAAATATCAATCTCGCCGAACGCGCGTAGCAGATCCTCGCGCCGCTCGACCATCTCGTCGAGAATCTCGGGATGCTCTTGGAGAGTCTTAGGAAGCGTGTAGCATCCGCGAAACAAATATCTATCTAAAACTTGATACGCATAAAAGAGTGCTTTACGAAGTATTCTCAATAGCTGCTTCTCGTCAAAACCATCTTGGATAATATCAAGGTTCTCCGTGTACGAACGATTACCCCTCATGTTTGGCCTCCTTTAGTCTCTTATGGTTCAAGCTTGCCATAAGCATCCAAATATCCCTGCGCATGAGCACTGGCCACCAAGAATGCGACTATGTGTAGCGAGTTTGGCGAAAACAAGTCAAACGAATACTCGCCGAGCTGTTTGAATGCCTCATCGCCCGCGTATTTTTTTATAACCTGAATAGTTTGCTTCCAGTCTTGTTGATACACAGCCGAAGCTTCGGGCGGCATACTTTTCTCCTTTCACGATGCGAATCGTTCACAGCCTATCCTCAAACACTCGATCTGGTTGGCTATCTTGGCGAAGCATTCCGGGCACATATCAAGATGCACATCTTGTTTCACGAATCGGTCCGATGCATCCAGCACGATCTTGAGTTTGTAATAACGTCCACTGTCGAACGTGACATAAGGCTTGTAACGCTCATACAGCTTCCCGCAGCAGTCGCATTTGTAAGCCTGCATGTTAGTACTCCTTTATAAGTCCATTAAGAGGCAATACATCATAAATGTATGCGCAGAAATCGACCCACTCGTCCAATTTATGATTTTTGCGCTGGCCGTACATATTCCGTAGAACCTCATAATTCAAGCTTACCGTGCGCGTCTGGTTATAGCTTGAGGGAAGAAGCTGAATGAGTTGCCACCAATCGTCTTTTGGATCGTCGCATACTTTGTCAATATAGAATTGACGATATGCATTAAGATGGTGGATAATGCTATCTAGCACCAATTCACCGGCAGAATCCAAATGCTCGTGCGAAAAATCATCCATGGTAAATTCTTTATTGGCGATGGTGTGCATCGTTGAGCAGGAATTTGCCGTGGTCCCGACCTTGTACGTATCGAATTCCTTCCACCAGTAAAGAGGCGCATTAATGTCCATCGTGACAAATATCATACGCATGAACTTCGAATGCGAAGGCCCGGCAAGAGCGAGTTTCCTCATGAGTGCTGCATCTTTTGGCCCGATGTAGTATTCTGGCTCTTCGTCCGACGACCTTGCCTGAATTACGAGCGTGTTGCCGTCTCGTGCAGGATAATCTATCTCGTCTCCCCACCCACTATCGCTCTTGTCCCAGGAATTAAACGAGTTTCGCATGCCGCGTACTGCCGCTTCCCAGCCATATGTCTCGAGAGCGCCAATTTTGATCATCGTTGCCTCACATTCACCCGTAATATGCTCCGTCAATATCTTTCTGATGGCAGAACTTTAGTGCCAAGCGTTTTGTGCGAATGATGGGATACTTGGCCATCCAACCAAGCGGATTATGGATTATTTGGACAGGCTTCTTTAAATATACGTCATAGCGAAGTTCTTGCTGTTCCTCACTATGGCGCATTCCAAGGACGTTCAAAAAATATCCAACCGGCACTCTCCCTCGCTCATCGGCGCATTCTGCAATTTTCTTTTGCGCATCGGCCAGTTCTTGTCGAGTTCCGTACAAAGGCGTCCCTATATACGGAAGCGCGGCATTTTGCGTGAATATATCAGAGTTAGTTCGCTTTTGGCTCGTCATTCATGTCTACCTCCCAATAGTAATCGTGATTCTTCTCGTCTAGAGGCTTAAAGTTCGCGGCATGCTCAATATCGATTGTGTGGGTGCACTCCGGCCACGAGCATTCTGGGCAAAGTTGTCGGTCACAAATATAAGCTATATTCATCGTGAGCGCCTCGCAAGAACGTCATTCATAAGTCTGTGGTATGTCGTGCCGGTCAGTTCAGCCAAGCGCTTCATGAACAGTATCGCCACTGCCTTCTCTGAGTCGTTCCTGTCGGCAGCGCACCGAGTCACTTCAGTCATCGTGCCGTCTCCCCAGAAAGCCGTTGTCGTCCGGTCGCCGAATATCAATTTGACCAGCCCGAGCGGCCCGTATTCGACATCGCTTTGCGGGTTGAATTCTTCGATGAGACGCTCGTTCTCGACCTTGATCTCGTCCTTGCACATCTGCTCGAAGTCGAACTTCAGCATGGACCAAGGCTGCCGGAGAATATAAGTGTCGTAGAACGGGTCTCGCGACGGGTTCGGGTAGTCGTCAGCGTATGAGACCGTTTCATTCGGTTGAGGAAGCCGAATTATGTTGGGGTTTATGAAGAAATATCCTTTTCCCTTAAAAGGAAACTTACCAAGATCAAGCTTCATGTTTCTTCTTCCTCCTATCCCACCACTTCTTCACCTGTGGCGGAACGAACAAAGCGATCACCGCCGCAACGACCAAAATATCAATCGCAATGTTGATGATGTCTCTGAGGGTTATGACGGTTATGGTCATGCGCGTCCTCCTCTCTACAAGTAATGGTGCGGTGTATGGAAATAGTACATATGCTCCCGCTCAAAGTCGCAATCATCGGCCGAACAATACTCCCCTATGGAAGAAGTATCGCCACTCTTGAAATGCGCGGCAACATAACGGATGTTGTGCCAGCCGATACGTGGGTCGTCGAAGGGCTTTTGGTCCTCAGGAATCCAGACGTCATTTACCCATTTGGCCTCGGTGCGCTGGATCCAAGTAAGCATTTCCTCGACGCTGTTGAACACGACTTTCTCTTCCATTGACTCCCAGAGACCACCTCGCAAGGGTACGTAAAAGTAAAAAATCCATCTAGACTCTCCTTTACTTTTTATGCCCTAATCCTTAAGAGTAAACCTTGCCCATATATTAAAAATGATCAATCCAAGACCAATTTTGATGGTCCATGGTGTATCGAAACACATGCAAATTAGATACGAAATGGCGAAATCAAATATCACTCTGAGCACTGCCCACGCGATATTATACGCGTTTTTGTACGACTTGCTATTCTTATCGACGCGCGCCATGTAGTTCCTCCTGAGTCTCACGAATATCTTCGTCTTCGACGTCGTATCGTTTTACAAAATTCAGCGGTTTGTGCGAATGCTGTTGGGACGGGTAGCTTAGACATTCGCTGCATGTGTACCATGCCGGTTCATCCGTATTCATTTCTTTGATTTCGTGATGAACACAGTATTGGCAGTACACATCAAAATAAACTTCCTTGTCTAAAAGCTCACTCATATCACACCTTCTTACCATTTTACGAATTTGCCTTCATTAAATGTTCTCTTTTCTTTCAATGCCTGCGCAATGGCCAAATCAATATTCGACTTGCTTACGAGATGATAATAATATAAATCTTTGTAGTTGGTATTAAGCCTATCAATTCTGCCCGTTGCTTGTGCCATTACTTTGTATGAATAGTTTTGCGAATAAAATATTATTGTGTCTGTGTCTACACAGTTCCATCCTTCGCATCCGGCGGTGTATTGAACGATGTATACCCATCGAAGAGCCTCCCTTGGAATTGGCTCATGGGCGTGTCCTGACCATTCGGCGACTCTAGTTTCGCGTTGATACTTGAGAGAGAGTAGGATATCTCGCTCATAGTCGAAGTTATAGAAGATAATGACTTTTCGATGCTCCTTAGTGAGTTGTAAAATCGCTCTTGACCTGCTGTCATCGCCATTGACAATTCTCCTCCATACATAGCACAACCCCGAAGCATTCTCGATAGCTTCGTCTCTAAACGGGTCCCATCGGGTTTTTCCGGCGGCTTTATACATCGCTTTGTCATATTCACAATTGACATACACATGATGAGGCTGCGTCGTTCTATTGAACTTCATTTCGACAAGTATCGAATTTCGAAGCCGGACCAGTCTTCCAACATTTGTGTATCGTTCAACTTTCGGGTATTTTGTGTAACGAGAAAACACAACATGGTCGCGATTGAATTCCGTGCGAGACTTGTAAAATCCATTAGCAAGAAATACTGGAATATAATCTTGCCATGTGTCGCCAGGGGTTGCCGACAAAAGTATCCACTGGTTGTTTTCAGCGATCTTTAGAAAAGCAGTAACCCATGCGCCCTTGCCCACTACTCGTTGCTCGTCAAATATAAAAAACGAATTTTTAATATTGGAAAAATGTTTAATGTTGTTCCACGAGTCAACGATTACCGAATCTCCGATTTCAAGGCCAAACACCGCAAGCTCTTCGGCCCATTCTCCCGTGTCGCGTTTTCTCGCGGTCGTGATAATATATAAATTCAATGGATGCGTCATCTTAGATTTTTCATTGGCATCGATATCACCGCCGCACACTTTATAGTAATATGCCAAAGAGGTCCGAGATTTTCCGGAGCCAACCCCGCCGCAAAGAATGGAACCAGTATGCAAATGATTAATAGCTTCTCGCTGATAATCGTAGAGATTAGTCCATGCCATCTCGGACCTCCTTTCGCTAAAAAAAAAAATAAAGAAAAGAGTCTGAGAAAATCTCAAACTCTTTTCTGTTGGAATTTGTTTAGAAAGCAAATTCCGGTTCTTCGCACCATACGTCTTCGTCATGAATAAACTCATCCATGGGCGAGCTCCAAACACTGCGCTTGCTTCCGAATACAGAAGCGCACGCCTCGTCATAGCTATCCATGAAATCGTTGTATGCATCAACGATGGCAGAAATGGTAGACTCGAACATAGTAATTCTCCTTTTCTAATTTTGAGGATCCAACATCCTCTTCATAAAAGAATTGGAAAATTACGCGATTTACCAGGATTTTTACCAATTGGTGTAAATATCAATTACGCCCGAGTCACAACCCGAGTCGTATACCTTACCTGTTCCGAGAGACGTTTCAACGACACTACCATACTCGAGATCACTAGAAGCGACGCAAATATAACCGTCAATGTCCCGCACCGTCCCATCTTCTGCTACATGTCGACCAGGAATATTGAGTCCACCGCCAGGGAGAACCTTTTGAGAATAGTAGGTTTCCTTATACCCATTATAATAATTGACGCCTTTTGATGCAGTTAGAACACCGCTAGAATTAGAATATGTGTATGACTCTGTCGGAGCAGTGTACGTTTGCTCGTAATAAGTTTGTTGCCTCTCTTTTTCGGCCTTAGCTTCCGACAGTGCGGTAATCTCTTGCGCCTGTTCATCCACTGTCGTTGTAAGAATATCAATGCGCTCATTCAAATCGGTAATGGTTTGATCGCGTTCCGAAATAGTGGTTTGAAGTTCATTCGTCTCGGTCTTGAGGCCATCCAATTCTGTCTTGAGTTGCTCTATTTCGGTGTTGTGTTGCTGGTCGAGATTGTCGCCACGAATATCAATATACGCAGCGACACCGATTAGTATGGCCGCCACGACCAAAATTGCGGCAACCGGCCAAATATCAATAAAACGCTTTGCTTTTTGCTCGGTCTCAGTGTACGGCTCAATTACAGGAAATTCTTCATTCTCCAGCTCGTCTTCAATACTTGGAACATCGATGATTTGCTTCATTTTCTGCGTTTCGTCCATTTTATGCTCCTTAATTGATGCCGTTATACTTGTCTATCGTCCTTCCGCAAAACGGGCAATGTCGATAGAATATCGGGGTGGCATCTTTTTGTGTATTCATTATCGGGAACATGCTCTGACATTCGTCGCAGGTGTAATAAGTGCCGAACATGTGCCCCTTGGCGAACTTGCCATTTTCCCTGCAATAGAACTGATGGGTGCCGTTGTAAGTAACGGTTGTGTGCTGGTCTTCTAATGCTTTGGCGTAAATGTCGAGTTCATTTTTATAGATCGATTCGGCGTGCATTATTTTATAGATAAGAAAAACGCATATGATTCCAAGTCCTAGGCAAACACATTGTTCCATTCCCATTTTTGTCTCCGTAAATCGACGGGAGGCTGATGCCTTCAGGCCATATTGGCCACTGGGCCACTTGGCTTATTTTATTAAATAAGCACCTCTCCTTTATATGACTTTAAGAAAGCTTAAAACGGCAACTCCTCTGGCGATTCCTCAGTGGCGTACTTCGCTTCGAAAGGATCCGAATCAACCACAAAATATCCGAGACCAAGGTACGCCTTAACACCGCTCTTGCCGTTCACTTCCCATTGATATGGATGAATGACAAGATCGATGTTCTTAAACTTTGTGCCGGGCATGAGCTTCTTGAAATGCTCGTCGTCTTCGATGCGGGTCTTTTGCCCGTTTGATGCGACCAAATATACCGTGGGAGGTTGGTAGCCGTCATAACGAACTGTGATAAGAAGGTGGTATATTTGCTCTTGCTCGTCGTCAGGCTCTCTCGGCCAAACCTGAACGGGCCACCCATCAGCAATCAGATCATCCGCAATAGCATCCGGGATTCGGACATTGAACTGCGGCAGATGTTGACGGTTATATCCCTTTGGGTCGTCCCCTGCAAAATTAGGAGCGAACACGAGCTCCGCGTTCTCGATCTTCAGATCCGGGATGTTTTTGTATTCCATAAATATCAATCCTTTCTAGTCTTCGCTGACGAACCACTCGAAGTCACCGTACTTCGAGATTTCCTCGATTGCTGCGTCTGTGAGCTTTGTGTAATAACTTTTGTCGATATCATCGTCTTTGTTCAATACTTGGACAGTCTCCGACTCGAGCCATCGATATCCCTTGGTGCCGGTCACAGAAGAATATCCACCATGCCCATCGTCGCGCATGAGCAAACCACCACCGCAACCCTTCTTTATCGGAGTGAAACGACCGACACGACCGACGAAGATGTAGTTGTGCTCTTTGGCGACCGCTTCCTTGAGTTGCTCATAGTTCATATCTGCGAATTCCGGGTTCGCATAAATATGATAGTCGCCAATGTCGTCTTCTGTTTGATGGTCGGCGATGTTCTTCTTCGTTCGCTCTTTAAGTTCCTTTTCAAGAGCGGGTGTTTGGGTCAAGCCTTCGTTCATATCCAGATAAATGGCTGTCTTCACGGATTTTGTTTCGCAGAAGTCATCAAATATCAATGGCTCATGACTGAAAAGAGTCTTGAAGACGTATGGAATTTGGAACTGCGCTCCGGTGGCCGTCCATTCGCCATCGTGCTTTCCGCCTTTGTATCTGGCAATATATACAGCGTCGTTCACTAAGCACATCCTGCTGTATGTTGCCTCGTGTTCGAAGATGTACCCATATTGCTTGCCGTAATCCATGACAAATTGGATTATTTCGGGAGTGGCATTCGGGATCTTGATCGAATCCGTTTTTATATGGGCCACTGTATAACCGCGAGCTTTCACCTCGTCTTCGAGATTGATCATGAAGAGGGCCCCGCGTTTGGCTACAATGTTGTCGATATTGCGCGGGTCTTTGAACGCATTGCTGAAGTTCGCGGAAGTTAGGCCGTACACAGAATTGATCGCGATTTTCAGTGCGAACGCGAGGCGATTAAGCTCTTCGTCCGATGCGCCAACGTAATTGGCAAATGCCCCGCCAAATATCGATTTTAGAACCGCAGCATCTTTATGCTTGACCGCAATGCGTGCGTCGCGTAGCTCACGGAAACGTGCTGTGTATTTATCGCCGAACAAATTAAGAGCAACGATCGAGGCAGGGTGCATTGACTGCACATCCAGCAACGCTACATCAGAATACATGCCCGGTTCTGCATAGACTCGCCCTCCTTCTCCGACGGTTCTTCCGCGATATGTGCTTTGCTCCTTTTTTGGCTTGTGCGGGTCAAACTTATACCCGGGGAATATCTTGGAAAGATCCGTGTAAACAAACTCATCTTGCGGATGCCGGTCATTTCCAAATATCAATTGACGAGTCAAAGTATTGGTTGTGTCGTTCACCGTCAGGCCAGTTATTTCAGCAAGAAGCTGCCTCCCTTCGAAGTCCGGCTTAAGATGGTGGAACACCGCTTCGGTAGCTATGACATCGTTGTCGCAATATTCTGCAACTTTGAGCCACTGGTCTTCCGGGACAGGCTGGTCCCAAGGCAAGCCGAGTTCCTTATGGTGTATGCCGAGCTCGATTTCCCACTTTTTCAAACTCTGTTTCTTTGCCGCGAAGTCATAGACATCTGTGTAACTTATATTGTATGCCTCATCAAAGAAGCATCCAAAATTCGTAACCTTGTCAGATACCAGCCGCGTCGAAAGTTTGTACAATTGCTCGTTGGAATATCCAAGCATTCGAGCATACAGAATATGGTTGTCGTAGCGTCGATTGTTAAATCCGACCAACTTATACGAAAAGAGCTGCTCGATTTCAAACGGGCTTGGATTAATCATTCTGGCTACTGGTTTGCCATCGCCTTCCACTTTCCAGTTGACCAGAAATAGATTTGGGAACACCTCGCAATCGAAGAACACAAGCGGGCTATCAGGATTATCTTTTCCGCCCTTGGAAGATTCCTCAGATTTGAAATGCATATCTGCCACGATATCAATGCACTTAGCACTTTGATGCGTGCTGCTCGCTGCAAACGCCAGCACCGCATTTCGCATATCGGAGACATCGTATGCGAATCCCGCAGAATACGCCTCGTCCAACACCTTTTTGATGAAATCGATATTGGGCTTGGTATTTGGGTGGATTTCATAATTAAGGCTTCGCTTAATCAGTGTTCGAAGGCGCCTTTCGTCTTTTATTGTTTCGAAGTTCACCACCTTATCCGCTCCTTTCAATGGCAGTCCAGAGCTTATCTGTGCTATTTCGGACGTATTGCATTTGGTTAATTTACGTCGAAGCGAGCTCTTTCCAGTGAAGACCTTGATCTCGATATGGTCATCGTATATCCGGCTGAGTTTCTCTGGATCCCCGGTGTAAATATAGTGAAGATGCACGCCTTTTCCAGACTTGCTCAATTCCGCGTATGTTTTTGGCCATTTACTTGCCGCTTCAATATTAGCCTCAAGTGACTTTTCACCATTTGATCCTGGAATATCAAAGTCTATGACAATGTGATTCGCAGGAACTCGCACATAATGAAGTTTCGTTGTATCAAGATCTCGCAACTTGGTTTTTACAGAATCCCATTTAAATTTTGGTGTCCCTTCATCTTTGGCGTATTGAGCAGGAGCATCGGCGTACTTTTCATCAAATATAGACGCCGTCTCTTTGAAAGTGATTTCGGGAATTTTCACATCGGGGATTTTTTCGGATCCATTTTCGAACAATTTCCCGAATTTGTCAGTTCTGAACCCACTGAAATAGCTCCTGACCCTGGTGCCGCCTTTTGTTATGCCGCGTTCAGCGTAGTCACGGAAATAACTTTTTAACTCTTCTTTGAATGCCCGCTTGTTCATTGGATACTGAATGTTTGCATCATCGCAGAATGCCTTGTACATTTCCCACGCGACTTTAAGCGTCGTTTCGTCATCATTTTTAAACACCAATGACGAATCAAGCATGAAGTTGTAAAAATCGTTGGACGCATCCATCATCGCTATCGGAGTATACGAATCATAGTAATCCGGATCCGCTTTGTATACTTCGAGGCAGTGCTTTGCGATTCCGCCAAGCTCGAATTTAATGTGCCGAGTAGCAGTGAAATATTCTCTGCTTGGAAGTTTTCTTCCGCTCGGCTGCACATCAATAAGTCTTCGCATCAAACCAGACTTTGAATCCGTAATCTTGACAGGCTTGTTTGTACCCATGAACAAAAATGCATTGAAGCGATTTTCGTAAGTCGACTTGTATTTTTCGTTCACAGTCATTAGTTCGTGGGAGACCAATGAATTCAGACGAGTATTGTCCTCGATTTTACTCAAATCGCCATCGTGCTGAATCGCGACAAGCGGGTTGGTTTTAAACGCCTCCAATGCGAACACATTGGTTGACGACCCGAGTGCTTTCGCATCGAATACCGAGTAATATCCTTCGAACAGTTGCTGGATGATGTTTAAGACGGTCGACTTGCCTGTTCCAGCAGAGCCATAGAGAACAACAAACTTTTGGACATTCTTGGATTCGCCCGCCACAATTGACCCAATTGACCATTCCAACTTGTGACGTTCCGGTTCATCATACAAAGTGCTCATGAGCTTGTCATATGATTCCGTTTTTTCGTCAACGAGTGGATACGGGAGCGTCTTTGTCGCGTAATCATCTTTATGCACTTCTTCGTTGGAAAATATCAATCGCTCGTCGAGCTGGTGATAATTGTCACGGCTCTGCTTTTGACAATATTTATGCCAGCGGTCAATCATCCCTGTTTCAGCATCCCACATATGCTGAACAACCGGCGTAAGTCGGAATTCGTTCTCGTGCTCCTCCGCGTATGCATTCAACTCCGCGTCGATCAATGATATGAGATCTTGTTCGTTTGTCGACCAACGCTGCGACGACTCGTCCCACACAGCATAGAAATCGCCACCCCGAATCATCAAATCCTTCGACGATTTGATGATGAACTTTGGGTAAATATAAACAAAGCCTTTTTTCTCGTCGTTTCGAGTTGCGATTATTAGAAAATCGAGCATTCCATTTATTCCTCCTTTCAAATATCGCCATGCTTATAGATTCAATTTGACCTCTGGAAGTTGCCCAAGATACATGTGCATTTGTCTCCAAATTTCGATTTTGGACAAATCTGTTCTTGGATTTTTGACAGTGAACAAACCGCCTTTGCCATTTGGTTTATACTGTCTATCCAAGAAAATCTGGAGCTTTTTATCCACCGTTTTTTCAGGAGATGCCAACTCATACCAACGTTCATCGTTGAGTTTTTCCAAACCCAAACTCGTCAGCATGTTCCAGAACCACTGCCCCGTTCGGTCGCCTTTTGAATCGTTGCACATGATGTTTTCTTCGCATCGTACGGCCAATCCAATCATCATTTCCAAGACGCTGCACGGCATTGTGGAAAACGGTTCTGCATTAAACAAATCTTGTGGATAAGCGTTTTCGGCAATATACGTTCGCCTAAGATACACTCCGTCTTTGGCCCGGTTTTCATCCAACGGGCAATAGCTCATCCAATAAAATTCCGTTTGGTACAGTCGCCACAATAGCTCATGATACGTGGGCAACCGACGAATCTCGGTTAGATCATCATAGCACACTTGGTCGTACAACCAGTCAAAATAATCACGTACAAAATCCTCTGGCGTCATCAAAATTACTCATCCTCCTCCCCCTTCACATCTGCGTATCGAAGTTCACTTTTATAAATTTCGTAATCGCATCGAAGCGCATCATTTCTAACGTACACAACATCTGGGTCATCGTATTCGCCGAAATGGTCGACTGCGTCGCCGATGATTTTATTAGCATCATCCAGCGCAATATCACGATCGTCTGCAACGACGCCGTCTGCGTAATACGTTAACTCAAAACATTGGTAATCCGGCAGTTCATCAAATGCTTCTGCCGGGATTGTGTACGCGTTCGAATCAAGATCCGGAATATCAACAAGGCTACCGTACATCGCAGCTTCTCGTTCATACTCTTCGCGCTCAGCAAGATCCTCGGAATTCGGGGTCATTATCGAACGAACACGACTTTCATCCAGCGTCACATCATCCAACGCCCCATTGATAGTCGGCTTTACTTGGGCAATTACATTCTTTTTGGTCTCAAGTTTAGCGATTCGCCGTTCATACATGTCTTTGAAAGACTCGACTTCCGCAGCCACTTCCTGCTCATACTTACTTTTAAAATATAAGGCGGAGGCCGCCGCGCCAGCAGCGACCCCCATAGCAAAAGCGACTACCGTTTTGGCCATCCCATTCATGTTTACACCCAACTATAGTCGTTGACTTTGTCCCAAATAAGCTTGATTCCGACCGGCTCAAGAATAACTGAAGACTCCCAGCCGTTCATAAAATCTCGGACGCCGACTTTATGGACATTATCGAGACCGAGATCCACTCGAACATCCGGCGAGTCCTTTACCCAACCATAAATCCCACCGTCAGCCGTATCCTTCATGTTAAGCTCGCGGCGAACGTCGTTCCAATAAACATGCCCACACAAATCCAGACGCTCGTTCAAATAGCTAGTGAGAGTCAGAAGGAATTTCTTATTGAGTTCTGGATCCTTTGTCCATGCGTCGCAAGTTTCATCGAAGAAAATGGCGAACGGAGAAAGTGCCGGGTCATTTGCTCGCACGAGTTTTGTGGTTTCACGGGTTTTTGTCTTTCCCTTCTCGTCTTGATACTCCTCGGTCACCTCTTCCGCTTTAAGGCCGTACTTTGCCTGCGTGTCGGCCTCCTCGCCGAAAATATCAACAACGTTCTTACGATACTGCTTATAAGCTGCGTCGAGACCGGCATATGCCGCCGCCAAACCAGCATTACGACGAGATAGAATATTGTGTGACCCGATCAAACATGCAACGGACACGCCGCCAAGAACGATAGAGGGGGCATAGAGTTTCGCGAGCTTCAATCCTGTCTTGGCGTATACCTTTACAAGATCTTTTGATGCATCCTCATTCGTATACGGCTGAGTTGTCGTGAGCACGCCATCTCGAGCCTCGTGAATTTTCCGCACTTTATCGCTGCAAGGCTCAAGCACTTCGTCCACCTTGAGCGTCGATCGGCATGCCGAAACCGCAGCTGCCACGCCGCTTGCGATGCCGGTTGCCAGCAATATCTCTGGACTGTGTTGATCAAACTTAAATTTTACTCTACTAAGAGCACCGGTGAGCACGTTGCCAAAATTTGAAATACTCATTTTTTCTCCTTATCTGCGATCAAGCGGAATTACACGCGGCATCTTAATTGAATATCCGTCTCGTGTATGTACAATTCGTGCGTCGGATATGTCATCCCAACCATAATCATTGTCTGTCCATTTACCGGTCATGTTTAGAAGCTGATTCATATCCGCGATACTTGCATGCCCATATACATCGATTATCTCGTTCATTTTATCGATGACTTCGGCTGCCTCCGCTTTGCTCTCTATCACAACTTCTTCATACTCGTAGGTCAATGGCTCGCGTGCAACGGACGAGGTGCGTCTTTGCGTATCCTGCTTTTGGTCATAATATTTTCTATAAGAAACCTTGGATGCCATACTACTGTGCTTGGCAGGTGCTGCATCGGTCCCATAAAATATAGCATCTACGCTATCCTTCAACGTGTTCGCTATCATGTCGCGAGCCTTTGGCACGAGTACGTCGCCGATGATATAGGCCGAAACGCTAGTTACATCTTCTGGCGTGAAAATAGACGCGAGCATCGAGCGCTTTCGTCTCTTGACTTCGCCGTGGACAACCGGCGCAAGGGTAGGGTGCTCAGAGGATGACGGTGGCAATTTCGATTCGGTGTCCAACGAACTGGTCTCTCTTCCCGCAATGTCCAATTCTTCTCCTTAAAAAATAAAAAGATGAGTATCTGTTTCCAGATACTCATCTTTTACCAATTCGGTGTTACTTCTTGGCAGCCTTTTCGACTTCCTTCTCGACCTTCTCCTCTGCGGAGGCGTCCTCGTCAGTCGCGTACTCCGAAGGATTCATCTTGTGGTTAAGCCATGAGATGCCCTTGGGAACGAACGTCGTTACAGCCTTGCCGACAGCGGCTCCTGCTGCAAAGAGTCCAACTCCCATGAGGACATTCATGCCACCATTGGATTCCTCCTCATCGGCGACAAACTCGTCCGTCTCAGCGTTGTCAATGGTCTCGTTGTACTCGTCCATTAAAACTCCTTTCAAAGTAACCAACCCTATGTTGGTTTCCATAATAGAATTTGCAAATTTTGCGAATTCTAATAGTACATATCCGTATCGAATACCGGGCCGTTAATAAAATCCACCACTATGCACGGCTCACCGTTGGGAGCAATCAACGAAGACGGCTTAAACTCCAGAAGTCCTTCGTCCACCTTCCAAGCCATGTCCCAACCGATCTTTGTCGCCTCCAAATCGATGAAATCGTACCAATCATTCAAAAGCATGCGCTGATTTTGCATCAAATAATAGTTGGCATCGTTTACCCTTCGGCGCAAAGTTTCCATGTCAGAACGAAAATATCTTCCTGAATATGGATCGAAGCACAGCGTTTTACCGTCACCGGTAACGTTCAGGCTATCTGGCACCGGCGAATCGGCCAATTTATCTTGCGCAATAGCATCATGAATCTCTGTTGTCTTTTTTTCACCGACAACATCCTTGACCTTATCCTTGTAGTCTTTGAGGGTTGCCTCCGACAGTGCATAAGCTCCGGCAATGGCTGCGTTTCGGCGCATCGAGATATGCTGGCCACCAATAATGCACGCAATTGAAGCTGCTCCGCTCACTGCTGCGGGAATATAATACTTCCAACAAGTCTTGACCGTTTCGACTGGAGTTAGCGAAGCATCGGCCGCCTTTGATTCCGCTTCCTCTGGAGATAGTTGATCATTATCGGCCAAGACCTTATCAATTTTAGCGTACTTAATGTCTTCAAGCGCCTTCGGAGTTGCTTTCACGGCAAGAACTGTAGAGCTCACCGCTCCGGCAATTCCGAGGCCCGTCAAAATTTCAGGAGCATGCTTTTGACACATCGACATGGCCGTGTTTGCAATAGACCGAATCGAATTACTCAAGGCATTAACGTTCATTCGTTTCCTTTCTTAACGCATAATCGAGCCACATGCAAAGGCCCTCCCAATATTGGATATTAAGCATGTTTTTGACTTGCTCGCAACGGCATTCTCTTAAATATGCGGAAATAGTAGCCAAATACGATTCAAATACGTCCGTGATAGTGCACTCATGTATCAATCTTTCGTCGACTGCGGAAATAGGCAACCTAGATTTCTCCATCAAAGCTGCTTCCAAAATATCATTAGCCGCCACTGCGCAATACGCTTCGCTACGTATATCGTCGATTTTAGTGAACGTCTCCATGCGCCAATGATTGTGCCAATGATCGATATATTCCGCAAGATACTGGACATCTTGGTCGCTAATCATAGTAAAGGCCGCCAAGCATACGATTGCTAAAGCTCAATATCATCACTCCTTTTTCGGATAAAGGAAAGAGCCTGTGAAAACACAGGCTCTTTCGAAGGGTTTAGCTCTCGATACTAGTTTTCCAGCACGTTGATCTGATCAAATCGCCAAACGTTACTCGTGATTGCTTTGTCGCAAGCAGCTTGACACGCCTTATACAGGCAATAATAGGAGCCAGCCATTGTCGCCACGCAAGCAGCGCCATACAGGCCCCATATCACCACCTTGTTAATTGTGTCGTCGTGCTCGTGATAAAAATCTTTCACATCCGATTTAATCTCGTCAAACTTAGACATAGGGATTCCTTTCTCTCGACGTATCCCCTTCATATAAGGTGCTGCAAATTTCGCGAAAGAAAAGAGGCCTACATTTTGTAGACCTCAGATCTTTTACTCTAGATGCTTCTTAACTTCGTCTCGAATAATCTCCTCCGTTTTCTTGTCTGCTCCGATTGCGCTGATCATTTGACCAACAAAACCGATAACCAAACCGCCCAATGTCAGAATCTTTCCAAGATCCATTTGAACCACCTCCTCATATAAGGTGCTGAAAATTTTGCGAAAGAAAAGAGCGCTTAAAAACAAGCGCTCTTTGGAGTACTAATCCGATTTCTTCTTACGAATAATTTTCTTGATCAACCACCAAATGAACAATGCAGCAACCAATAGATCCGCGAAGACTATGATGAACGCCGATCCTCCTCCAATAAGGATGACCAACGCTACCGATACAACGCAGAACAAGATCCCGAATAGTACAATTAGTGTAACCATAAGTTCCCTCCTTAGTTCGAGATTATACTCCATAACAGCGATTGAAAATATCGCTAATTATGTGGCAGCAGATTATATGACTCCATCGCTTGCCACTTTTTCAATGGCGACGAAAAGTCCCCGCGCATTCGCATGTCATGCGCTATTCTGGAAAGTTTTAGACATTCGACTAGCAAAAGTGGTTTGTCTTGTCGCGCATTCTTTCTTCGATAAAGTTGCGCATGCTCGTGCGGAGTGACCACTATAAGGTTCTCCAATCGGTTGTCCATCGTGTCAAGATTGATGTGGTGTACGAACTCGTCGCGAGCAAGCGGGTGGCCTAGTTCTCTTGACAAAACCCACCTTGCTTCCGCCACAGAACTCCCTGCTGCTCGATAATATCCTTCCAAATCTTCAATGAGCACCCTATTGTTGCTAGTGACTACAAATTCTCTGTCCGAAACAGGCTCCAACTACCCACCTACCCTAACATCCAGTCTGATTTGTTTGAATAACACCTCATTTACCTGTGGAAACGCAAACGCTAAAATATAAAGAAAATAGGCTCAGATTGCTCCGAGCCTACTGTTCTTAAGAGTGGAACGAGCCGATAATCGACCCAATAACCTCAATTCCCTTATCTTTCATCTTGCTGAACTTCTCTTTGACCGCGTCACGTTTGTCTTCGTCAAGCATAATCACACCAACCGCAATCGGCACAATCACCTGACCAATCCAAAGCCTAATCTCTCGAGACGCTTCAATTTGACGATAAGTCATGGTGGGATCTCCTTTCGTTGTATGCCCCACTCTTCATTAAAGACGCTGAAAATATAACGAAATTTAAGAGTCCTTGATACAAGGACTCTTAAATGAGGACTTACCCGAACAGCATTATTTTATACAAAGTGATTAAGCACCTATCACATGCGATCATGGAATTCAGAAATTGTGCATGCCTGCGATTTCGTATAATTTCGCTCTTGATTCGCATGTATAGATCTGGAGTAACGCTCGCATCTTGACCAAATATGGTCGCATAAGAACAACCGTACTTAACCAAATAGAAACGAACCAGCCTAGCATAAGTATTGAGCATAAAAATGTATACTTTACACCACAAAAGGCACAAACTATCATCCGAAAGCATATAAATAGCATGAATCAAATCAAACATAATAGCTCCTTTCAGTTCGGGATTATCCCTCATAAGAGAAGCTGCGAAATTGGCGGAAAAAATAGAACCTATGAAAATCATAGGTTCTATTTAAAATTACTCCTCGTTATTAAAGTATTTTGATAGATCCTTGATGAATTCTTTTCCGAACGATTCCATCAGCCAATCGAAGTCGTCTCGGCACCCGCAAGCGTTTTGCTGCAACAAAAACGGAATTGCCATTATTCCAAATGCCACTCCAAGCATGATAACAACAAGCCCCACCAGACCACCAAGAACAATCTTCAAAGCCAGAGTAAGAATCGTGATCAAAATATCCATTTTAAATCCTTTCTCTTCAGAGGAGTATTCCTCATAATAGGATTTGAAAAAAAACGTAAGAGCCCATGAAATCATGGGCTCTTACTTGTGGATTACCTCCTAATCATCGGAAATTTGGACCACCAGTTCCGAAACGTCGGGCTCAGAAGCGTGCCGGTCTTCTCAAATTGGAAGCCCGCAATTGTAAACCCGGCGGCAAGAACAATTCCTCCAATTCCCTGGATAGCGTTCACGACACAATCGACCTTTCGAGTTTGGGACATGCATCTAGTCTCTTCCTCGTCCAGTTTCATGCTGTACAGATCCTTCAATCCAGCGATCTTCGTTCGTTTCTTATCGCCGTCCTCCTCAACGGCCAAATCTTGAATTTCGGTCTCAATCTGACGACTCAACATTTCACTAGCAGTATCCATATTTGCTCCTTTCGTTTAAGACGGATACTCCATTATAGCAACTGGAAATATGGCGAACCTAGGCCAATTGAGCAACAATATTTCCCAGCATGACCAAAATCCCAATATAAAAAATAATTGTCAAAATTTTACTATGAATCCAAATCCATTCTAGCAATAGACCGCCGACAATGCATGGAGCTAAAAATAAAAAGATGCACAATGCCGCCAAGATAATACCAGCCATTCTATTCTTCCACCTTCTCAATTATGAATACTACCCGCTGCCCATCCTCAAACATTTCCGGATTTTGATACAAATCGCACCAACACCCAATAGCGTCTTCATCTTCAGTTATGTATAAAACACCATCGACATTATCAAGTTCCGCATTTGTCATACGTTTAGCCATTTTTTCGCGCATTTCGTATACAACAACTATTGCGATGAGAAGAACGATCAATGCGTAAATAACATACACAATCCATTGCAATTCGGGCATAGCTTTCTCCTTTGTTCCGTTAACTTTTATGCGAAAGAGAAAAGCTTATGAATTTCATAAGCTTTTCTCAAGGGAGTTTTATTTGTTAAAAATACTTAAAGTGCTTTCCATGCCACACTACGTTTAGGTACCAATCCGTCATTCCGAAGACCAACACAGCTACCCCAAAGATAACGATATCTACTGCAACGTAGACACCAGGGTCTGTGGGGTATATATGCGGGTTCAGATTGAACAGTCCACACATAATCATAGTAAGCGTGTAAATAATCATAAAGCATCATCCTTTCGTATAATTACTCCCTCATTATAGAATATGATTTTTACGCGAATCAAAAAAATAAAAGAATCTTAGAACTTCTAAGATTCTTTTATTTAGAGACGATCCTTTAACAGTGCGGCGTCTTCTCGGCATCACTTTTTGATTGCTTGGCAAATCACCGTATTATGGCTTTTGATTCCAGTAAATGCATATCAGTAAAATAATACAGCTAAACGCATAAACCAAAAAGAATTCGCCAAAATTCATAGGCACTCCTTTCACGATCGACCGCCCTCCGTAATACCGTTTGAAAAAAAAACGACTAGAACGCATGTTCTAATCGTAAAGACGGTTTACTTGTTCCAGTAATAACTCACAAGTTCATCCCAGTCGTTACCACTACGTGTGTATAGCATTTTAAGTCGATTTTCCAGATCATTTAAGTCCTGTAGCAGCATTAGTATGTGCACGGTGTTTTCAGGATCCGTCGTGCTGTTCACCATAACCATATCTTCCAACAAAGATGTGGTTACACCGTGAGACAGCGCGCTCGGATCTACCCCAGCGCCCATACACAACGCCACCAGCAACTTAAGTCTGTTCTCTACGATCTGCTCATACTGACCCAAGCACATCGAAGCAACTTCTCCAAGTACCATAAGTTTCTCCTTTCAAAAGAAACCGTCTTCATAATACAATAGGAAATCGCCGCGCGACAAAAAAAAGAAGAAAGTTTGAAATACCTTCATATCAGTTTGACTATCATTGAGCTTTTCCAAGCGAACCCGATTGACTGCCAAACCAAGAATGGTTTACTTCAAATCTCTTCTTTTACTTCATTATATAATAGGTTTTTTACGCGATTCGCAAAAAAGATCAGCCCCTGAAATCGAAGCTGATCTTTTGAAATTTACCAGTCGTATTTCCACAATCGCTTTTCGTCTTCGAGTGTCTTTGGCTTTGGCGAAATGATCGAATCAAGAAGCCACACGACAGCAAAAATGATCAGCAAAGGCAACGACAATGTGAGTAGAACAATATCACTGAGCAAACCACCGATACTCCACTGCATCATTGCACCTTCGTCAAGAAATCATCTGACTCATCCTTGCCGGTGTATCGACCGGTACAAATATAATACCGTGTTCCGGTGTTCACTCCGACATACGTTCCCCAGCACCAATCAATAGCGCCATGACCATCGTTATGATCTTCGTGCGTCACCCAGTACATTCCTTGCAACTTAAGACGTTTGCCCTTCTTAAACACCGCAGCAATAGGACCGTTGATGTTCGGAGCCGTACGAACATACATGTCGCCGTTTAGCACGTATGCCCCGGCAAAAGACGAGCTGGTGTGCTTTGTGCTAGTGGCCGAAGAGGTCGCGCTTGTCGTATTGCTGTCCGCGAATTTCGACGGCGGCCTAAGCATCCAATTATACGAATATGCATAGTACGCCTTTTCGCAAATCTCTCTGCCGGAGGAGTCTCCTGCCACGCCGTCCTTATTGGCCTCTGCACCAACAATGCGACCGTTGCCAAGATACAGCACCGTATGCCCAGTGGCGTCCCCAAGAGCCCGAAGGAAAATATCACCACGTTTGGCCTGATTATAGCTGAAGCCGTATGCGACCCAGCCGCGAGCTGTCATGACCGACTTTTGGTTCCAAGTGCCAAAATCGGGATACGAGGAAACCGCCACACCCTCGACGGCTGCGGCGTAATAGCGCATCAGGCCTGCGCAATCCGTCCCCTTGCTGTAATCACGACTGTGAAGTTCGTAGCCGTGCGTGTTGTCGTCCGCATACGCAAGCGTTTGAGCAATCCCGTATTCTACACCAGACATGATTAGGCCTCCTTTGCCTGCGCTGTGGTCGCAGCAGTTGACGTAAGAGCGGCAACTACCTCTTTGCTCGTCGTATTTGCATTGACATTCGTCACTTTCTGCTCTGTTGAGCTTGATGCGGAAGCAGCATCGACATAGGCCTCTGCTGCGGCATAGATGCCGGCACTCAGCATGCCACAAACAATTCCGATATTGGTGACCGTCGTGTTGGCAGAAACCAAACCAGCAATGCTCATGGCGATGCTTCCCAGAAAAGCCGCGATGCTCATCCAAAGCTTTCGACTACTCAATTTACGCCCCAGTTCTTGCCAATTCATTGTCCATCTCTTTCTCCTCGGCGTTGTTTTGCGTCTCTTGCACTTCCGGCTCAAAGTCCGGAGCGGAATATAAACCGAGCATCTCCAATGCCGGATTATTGGTTTTCTCTGGCAATTTTGCTTTTTGCTTTGCGATTGACAATCGGGCTAGACTGACTGTCTCGAAGCAATATACAGCAAAGAATCCATAGGTCACTTCCATCGGAAGGAATGTGACATACTTGGCATAAAACCAAGATTGGTATAAAATATACCAGATTGTGGACAAAAACATGACAAGGACGCAAACCGTGAACCCGCTTATTTTCTTTTTCATGTGTTTCGCCACGGCCCCTCCTTATCGAATATCATGGTTGGACTGGTGTATAGGTAACGAATTCACCGCAGTCATAATGCGAGTTGCCGAGCCATTTCCGCCAAGTTTGGTATACGGCTTGTACAAATACGCATCAAGATTTTCGTACTCGTCTTGCGTAACATATCCGCGTTCGATATAATTCATCCCAAGTGATACAATACGGTCATGCGCAAGACCAATCAGCATCTCTCGTTCCGCTTTGCGATCGTCATCCGCGTCAACTTTTTTATCGATGCGTTTTTGCAAATATGCCCATAGTCCAGAGGAAGCCAACACAGAACAAATGATTGTAATGATGATGTTCACTACAGGATCCAACGTTTACCTCCTCCCCGCCAGTCTATCGCAAATATCAATTAATTCTCGTCCGTGATCTGCAACAAAGTTACAAGCGATTTCTTCGGCTTCGACCCAGTAACGTTTTTTAACTATCCGATGAATGTTGGGAAGAATATCATAGCTGGCAAATGCGCAGTGTGTAAGCTCATGCAGCAACACTCGTGGCAGCATGTCCTCTTGGATCGCCGCTGAAATATAAATGGTTTTTGTCGCAGGATCGGTTACGGCTATGCGATAATGCCGGGTTCGATCGACCAAATACGAGCTGTTTGATGGAACAAACCTCATGCACCACGTGTAGCCGTTCATACAAAAACACCGCACTAAGCGAGCTCACTAACCAGCTTGGTCAGGCTGTCCTTCATGTGCTTGCGAAGCTCTGGGTCAGCCGCCGACCAAATCTCTTTGATAGTGGCCATGCTTTCCATCACATGCTCGTTGGCCCGATCATTCATGTCGCGCTTGTCCGATTCGGAGTGCGTCTCTGTATAGTAGCGCTTGGCTCTACGAAATTCGTTAAACGTCTTTCCATAGTGCGGATCGATTTCCTCTTCGGAACGAATGCCATATTGCATCCGCTTCTGGTATGGGTCGTCATAATAATACTTTTCGTCCGGAGTATATCCCATGCGAAGTTCGGACTCGCCCATCGCCTCGACGACCGTGTCGTAATATGTCGCCTGGGCACAATACCGTTCAGCTGCCGCGAGATCCTTGATCATGTCGATGATCTGACCGGCCTCCTCGGTGTTGACGTTTGAAATATCATTTGAGCAGATCTCCTGGCACATGAGGTCGGTGAGCTTGCGCTTCATCCTGGAGATCTCGCTACCGCAAATATCCTCGTCCACCTGACTCTTGAAATGGTTGCTCATGTCTCCTCCTTAGGCAATGCGCTTGACATAAAGCGACGCGTTGGCGGCGATAGTGATGTCGGTGGTGCCGTTGTTCACAACCGTAATCTGATCATAAGAGCCGCACTCGTTCCTGACGGCCGTACGTGCAGACACGTTGCCGTAAGCGTCTGCCGCAGCAGGAGTATAAGTCATGGTTGTCTCGGGAAGTTGAGCACCGCTGATGGCGATCACGAGCTGGACAGGGGTGGCGGCTGTGGCACCAGTCACGTTCGCGTCAAAACTCGCCTCGTAAATGCCATTTGCCTTAAGACCGATCTGTCCCGTCCCGCTACGATATGACTCGCAGCCGCAACGAGACTTGAGGATAACATTATTGAAGGCAATGGTCTGACCCGCTGCTACGGTTTGGGCAGACGTATTAGATACGACAATCATAAATATAAACCTCCTGAACAGAGCATTAGAACAAAGTTTTCTTCAATTTGTTTTGTAAATCAAAAATGATCAAAGGATCGTCAGCTTGCATTCGAAGTCTTTTTACGAGACTCCGTAAGTTCTTTAAAGTAAGGGCTCTCCGGGTTTGTAATTAGCGTAGATTTATTGTCCAACAATTGGCCGACTACGCCCATGTAACTCAATGCGCTTTTCTGCGTCACAAAATCGCGTCCGGCTTTTATGGTCCCAGAGTCGATGTCTTTCATCATCTTTTTTGCCTGTTTTGATCCCGCCGAAGCAATCTGAGCACTCGTTTCGAGTTGCGTATATTTGGCAACTTGTTTCCACATATCGGATTCGTACTTCTTCGACTTTTCGATTTGACCACTGTTTTTAGTGATCAGAGCCATACGATACAAACGATTGGCCTCGTTCAAGGAATCTTGTGCTTGTTTCGACTGGCGTTTTGCCGTTTTGGACAACTCGACGCTTCGCTTAGCCATAGCGCGCATTCCTTGTTGCTTATCAAAAGAAGATCGAATTCTACTTGAACTAACGTTTTTAAAGCGCCGTTTTCCAGCCTCGGTCAAAGTGCCATCATAATTTTGGTACCGCCGTACCCCCCACTTCATACCCAATATTCCGTGATGATACAGCTCATCCGTATCAGGTGTTGAATTATAAGACCAGGACATTGCCCCCCCCCTAATCGCTTCCTTCATATTTAGCTCGCCTAATCCCGTACGTCTTCTCCTGGTGAGCATAGTACGTTCCACCCGATGCGTAGTTAACCGCTGCGCCGACAGCTAAGCCGGCCAAAGGCGCGACAAATCCAGTGCCAGCACTGATTGCCGCAACGGCGGCCCCAGTAGTAAAGCTCGCTACTTTTCTTCTAAGATTTCGGTTCCGAGCTATCGCGTAACGACCTGCATCAATTTGCGCTTTGGATAGAGGCGCTTCCTTTTCATCAAGTTTTGCGTTAAGGCGTTTGTACGTTCCAAGATCCTTTGCTCGTTCACGATTATAATATGTTCGAGCAGCAGATGTTGTAAGTTTCACACCCGCTTTTTTAGGCGAGTTTTTGTTAGTAGTGCTATATTCCTGCAACTTTTTTCGACGTTTACCCGCTTCCGTGAGAGATCCGTCTGCATTTTGGTACCGCCGTACCCCCCACTTCATACCCAATATTCCGTGATGATACAGCTCATCCGTATCAGGTGTTGAATTATAAGACCAGGACATTGCCCCCCCCGTTCGTTTTTTGAAGGAAGTTCGTAAATGGCGGCTGTTTCTCCTGCTGTGAATCGAGACACTTAGCCGATTGCATAGTGTATATGCCGGCACCGCCATTTTGAATAATTTACAGTTTACACGCTAGCGCTGTTGCAGTAGCACCCATAGCCATAGCTCGCGTAGGGGTTCGGGACGTTGAACGCCGGAACCGCCGCAGGACGGAGCTGGTTAATGAGGTACTGGTTCTGGTTGGCCTGAGACTGGGCCAGGTTGAGCGACTGAATGAGGGACGCCTGCTCGGCAATCTTCTCATTCTTAGCATCGAGTTGCGCCTGGACCAGCTCATCGTGAATGGCACGATAGTTCACGTTAGCATTGTCGGTGATGTCACGTGCCGCCTGAGAAATAGCGGTTGTGACGGCACAGGTGTCCGTCGCGAGATCGTAACGGGTCTGCGCAATTGCCTCGCGGTTCTCACAGCAGCAGTTCGAGAGCTGCGTCTGAATCGCGTTCGTATTCTGCATGTTGTTGACGGAAGCGTCATTGATGGCTTGCTGAAGCGTGAACTGACCATGCTGGACAGCGTTCTGCTGAGTAGCGAAGCCGTTAAGAAGGCTCGTGTTGACAGCGTAGAACCCGTCGCACAGGCCGTTCTCGAGACCATTGAGCTTGTTCATGACGGACTGGTTGTCAAAGCCACGTTGAAGAGCGGAATCGAGAGTATCGGTGCCCATAGTGCCTCCGTTTCCGTTGTTCCAGCCGTTGCCCCAGCCGCCGAAGATGGCGAAGAGGATGATCAGAACCCACCAACCGTTGCCGTTTCCCCAAGAAGAGTCGTTGTTCGTACCTGTCACGGCAGCGATGTCAGCCAAAGAGGGAGTAGATGCATTCATCATAGTGCGATCCCTTCTAGTACGTAGAGCGTTTTAATTGCGAATAATTCCATTTTGAATAATTCAAGCGTTTAATATTTAGCCCATAGCAATCACCGTCCTTGGTTAAATACAAAATCCGGGAACGATATATAGGGTAGTCGTTATGTCGTTCTCAGTTTTTTCGTAGGTCGTGCCGTAATATGCCGAGGAGCTGTCAATGTAGTATATGCCGGCTGTGTTTACAAGGCCTCCATCGCGCAGCCACCAGTCACACATGTTCCTCGTCGTATGCTCCGAAGAGGAGTATCGAACCAAACTGGAGCTACTGCTCAATTGGGAATAAGCGTGTGTATCTATCTCTTCTGTCGATAAAAGCCACAGTTTGTCTGAGGTCACCGTATCGGTGTTGCCGTACGGCGTGGACTGTTCTTTATCGACCGCAATTATGACGTTTTGCAAATCGCTAGGGAAACGCGACAATATTCCATTCATGTAGGCTCTAATCGGGGAGGTAGACCAAGCTGTGCTTTTCGAAAGTTGTACCGATGTCCATACGCGTGACATATAGTTAATGGGATCGTCGGCGAAGAATGTCATGACACGCCCAGAGCCGGTCGGATTGGTCGGTGTGTCCGCACCGATTCCGATGCATGTGAACCCCCACGAGGTATTGTCGTCGGCAAACGTCACGTCCTTACTCTGGCCAACGAGATATGCGAGTTCTGCCGTGGTGATTGACGAGTCTTCTGACATCTGCGCAAGCTCAAGCCAAGAGTACTCGCCAATGTACTTGCCGGGTTTTACTCCACTGTCTTCTATTATCGTCGGCCTTGCATTTATCACCATAGGCATCCCCTTCTTAAATCGTTACGTTAATTTATGCAAAGTGCATGTCGGGTTGTAGTTCCAAGTGTTCGTTGACGTGTCCAGCGTCGGGAGGTACACGCAACCGCCGATGGTCGGTGTGTTGCCGTTCCCATAGACGTTCGCGAATACGAAAAACACACCGGGGGTAATGCCAATCGTAGTCGTGGCGCTCGTGACTTTGCTGCCGAGTGTCGCTTGCCCGGCGAACACCGATTCCTCTTCCCAATAACCGGTGCCTTGAGCGCCTTTCGCCGCCCTGGTCTTCGCGTATTGGAGCAGTTGCGCCTCGGTGACCGTCTTCGCGTTGGCGCAGCCTATGTCGCTGACGGACTCGTATTGCTTCAACCAAGTAACGTCGCCGTTTGCGTCGATGTCCGCAGACTTGAGCAGCACAACCTCGATGACCTGATTAAGGACATCCGAATCCTCAGTGATTGTGATCGTCCGCGAGGCAGAACCCGTCTCTATGTCAGGGGGGGGGGCTACTTCCGGGACGGCGAAGGATAAGTTGAATATCATTTTTACTCCTTTATGCAAACATTGATTTGGGCACCCAGATGAAATAGAAGTATTTCGTGGTCGTGTTGCCCGAATAGGATATGCGGATTGACGCGTTGCCACTATCGACGTTGTAGGTTATCTTCGACGATGTGCTGGCGCCGCCAAACCCAATCGACTTTGACGAGGAAGTGCTGGAAAGCCCGGAAAGCCTGACGAGATAGAGGCTGTTGTATAGGCTATTGGTCGAGCCAGTGTAGTTAGTACCAGTATTGGAATCGGACGGGGAAAGCAACAAGAGCTCGTAATCGGAATACGACCCGGACGACGGTGAAAAGCTCTTCGAGGAGGAGGCTATTTCCTGTTTATCTACAACAATCCCCCCGCCACCGGGGGGGGGTGCTGGGCATGAAATTGAGAATCATGACTACTCCTTAATCCTACGACCACCACATGACGTTCATGGTGACATCCTCCGAAAGGGCGGCTTGGGCCGTGAAGGTGAGCGACCCCGATGCCTGCGCCGAGCAGTAGATTCCGGCCGACGCAGCGGCCACCAGAGACTCCGGGGCCGGGCCGACCACCACCGGGCACGATGCGGTCATGCCGCTCACGCTCTTCGTTACGGTCGCGTCAGCAGCCGCCAGCTCGGTCGAGGCGATGGACACGGTAACGGTATTCGGGGTGGCGCTGGCCGTGGTCGCTATGCTCACGTTGCCCGAGCCGTCGAACGAGGCCGAGCCGGTCACGTCGCCCGTGAGGGAGATGGTGCGCGCGGTGGCGAGCTTCGTGGCCGTGGCGGCGTTGCCCGTGAGATCCCCTTGGAAGCCCAAGGCGGCTATAACCGAGGCACCCTGCACGGTGAGCGCCTTGTTGTTCGCGTTGAGGCGCACGTCGTAGTCAGTCGTGCCTGTGGCGGTCGAGTGGAAATCGATATATCGCCCGACCTCCGCAACGCCGTCCGACCCAACAAAAGGATATGCCGACCACCACGCACCCGACTTGCCGATGGTGATGCCGTTCAACTTCGACTTGTCTGACGAACTCATAAGACCGGCGGCGCTCGTGGTGGCGACGCTGTAGGTGGTGTTCGCATCGGTTATGGCATAAGTGCTGCCGTCGGAGCCGGTCAGGGTAATGGTAGAGCCCGACTTGGTGAGCTCGTAAGTGGTGTTCCCGAAATCCACATAACTCAGACTGGAATATGCAGTGACACCGTCCCCCATTTTGAATCCGATGCCACCCGAGGTTTTGTCGACTATCACGACCTCGCCATCGAGCAGCACCGGGTTATTAGAAGCCCAGTTCGCTTCTGTGTCGCGCTTCCACTTAATTCGTGCGGCTAAATTTTTCTGTGCCATAAAATACATGCCTCCTTGTATACTCTAGGAGTGTTAGCACATGCTACAGCGCAGAACTCCCGCAGTCAAAGATAAGTGTGTCGCCACTGGTCTGGATAAGATCGTTGACGTTTCCAGAAGTGGCGATGTCCGCCAGCCCGTCAACGGTGAACTGGAGCGTATCAATCTCGCCCTCAGCCGTCTTCACGCGAGTAGTCAGCGCCGTAATATTGTTCGTGTTTGCAGTGATCGCGCTATTCATAGAAGCGGCGTCGGTAGCGTGCGAGCTAATCCAATCCGCAATCTCCTTGAGCGTGTCATAAGACTCGTCGGCACCCGCGACGATCTTCGCAACCTCCTCGGACGCGATTGTGCGGGCAGACTTGGAGTCATCGCCAGTGGTCGTGCCGATGAGCGTCGTCACCTTCGTCTCAAGAGCAGTGACGCTGGAAGTAGTGGCATAGCTGCCGCTATCCTGCTTCTTGGCAAGAGCAGTCTCGACATCCTTGAACGAGTCAATGCTTGAGCCGTCCTTGATCGCGCTAATAGACGAGGTGTTTGCCGAAACGCTAGCCTTCAATGACGTGTCGTCATACGTCGGGATCGTCCAGGTGAACGTATCAACATCGGTCCAAGTGGTGCTGCCAAGCGCCTTCGACTGAAGCTTGAAACTCACCGTGCCGGCGTCCGTGGACGAAACCTTGACGATTTGATACTGAGTATCAGTATCCGCCACCTTGCCGGCGATATAATCGGCAAGACCCGTAATCTCAGAAGCCGCGTATGTAGGCTTCGTCGAAGCCTTTGCCCATTCATATACATCGGCCGCCGCCGCGCTCACAAACGGCAGAGAGTTATATGCGGTTACGCCATCGCCAACCTTAACGACGACGGTCGGAACCGTGTAAATGTTCGACGTAGCCGTGTCAACGGTTGCCACCGCCATCTCACCCTTGAGAAGAACGGGGTTGTTGCTGGTCCAGTTCGCAAGAGTGTCATACTTCAGTTGAAGCCTGGTGTTCAAGGTTTTTGTTGCCATAATTAGCCCTCCTAGCTATTTGATAAGCGAATCTCCGCTGTGCATAATCACTGAATCACCGTAATTTTGAACAATTTTGTCAATATTTATTTGCGCAATATTGATAGAACCATCGTCACTGATGTCGAATTCGTCTGACCCTCGAATGACACCAAGAGAATCTTTTGTGGCCACCGGCAAAGTGACGACGTGATCGACTGGCGTGTATGTGCCGACTCCAGCGAGGCTTATTGCCGTAACCACTCCGTCAGGAACCACCGAACTACTGAAAAGCTCCGGCAAAGTGACCTTCGCGGTAAGCTGTCCTACTTGATACATTTACCAGGTCACCTCCTTCATCACTTCGAATACAGTGGGCGGAATCACCGTGTAGACATCGCCGTTTCCTCTGGTTAACTGAACGTCATACTGGTACCGTCCATACCGCAAATCCGAAGTATCCTCGGGAAGAAGCTTGAACAGATTGTTGTTCACTTCCCCAAATTTCTTTTGAATCAACGAGTCAGAAGCATTGACCGATTTTTTTATCGTAAACAAAATGACATCGTCGTCCGAAGGCTCGTATTCCGTGCCAGTAGAAGAGTCGATTATGGACACTCCGAAATACGCTGTATCTCCACGGGTGAGCCGAATAGTACCATCATTCTCAATATAGAGCATACATTCGCCAGCCTCCTCTCTATATTTTTTAAGCGGCATCTATAGCAGTCGACACTGCATCTTCTGCCTGATTTCTCAAACGCCACGTATATTCCTCTATCTGCTTGTTGTAAGCGTCGAGAACATACGAGCTGGTCGGCGGGTCGAATATCACCTTGACTCGCAAATACACGAGCGTCTTTGCGGCATGGTAATTATCCAAATCGTCTGTGAAATCCGACCAAATAGCCGATTCGTCAGAAATACTAAACGGCGTGTCCGGCCCGACACCGATCTGATTCAGAATCAGAAACGCCGAATTGATAAGAACGATAATGTCAGTGTCAAAAGCGGTATAGTCTTCCATGATACCGAGCATCTGTTTGATTGTTGTCAGAATACTATCGTCCATGACACCTCCTTAAATGTGGAAAAATTGCCTCGCTTGGGCAACGGCCTGATCTTGGCTAACACCGTATGTTTGGCACAAGTTCCTGGCCACTAATTCACCCTGCTCGGAATCTCCATTTTGAATTATTTGAATCATTGACTGCGCGTTTGGGTTATTGGCAACGCGCGGAGAACGAGAAAGAAGATTAAGCGCGAACGTCCGAAGATCCATTGGCATGGTCAGCGGCCTCCTTCTTCTGGTACGGCTTGCGCTGCTGACGAATGAGTTTCTCAAGCGAAGCAAACTTATCATCAATGTAGCCTGTCAATGCTGGGTCAAGCGAAGAATTCTCTTGCTTCTGATTCGCGACGGGCTGATACTCGATCGTGGAGATTGTGCCATCCTTGTTCCACTGTTTAGCATAGATCGCCTTGTAATCCTTCGTCGGGAAGAAGCTAACCGAGCCATCCATCGCCACCTCGTTAGGCTGGATCTCGTCCGAATTGTTGACGATTCTTCCGGCGATATAGGGTCGAGAAAACTGCGGCTGAAGCGTCGGATTCAAAGACGAAGAAAGAACCGGCGGATACGTCGTCGGATAAATCGGATATTGCGGGTAACTTGGATAAGGCATGATTTCTCCTTTCAATACCTCTACTTAGCAATCCTCGGCCCCGGCGAACTCGTCGAGGGTCTTGAGATAGGCGTAAGCCGAGTCCACGGTCATGGTCTGGTCGTAGGGCACCTCGTAGAACGCCGCCTCAACGAGCACGTTCATGTCCCCACGGTCGTCGGACGCGAAGTACTCCTTCTCGTCGTTTCTGGCATCGGCGTTGATGTAGCTGTTCACCTCGATGGAGTTCACGACGTTCGTGGTGATGTCAACGCGCGCGACCCTGTGATAGGAAAGCGTCACGCGGTTCGGCTGAACTATGTCTTTCTTTAGAGCCATTCGTCCTCCTAAGACGTGTACACGGCCAATACTTTGGTGATGTAGCAATAGCACGTCGCCTTGGCGTTCGCGCCGCTCAGATTGCCCGAACTGAACGCCACCCTCGCGGCCGTGTACCGGGAAATCGAAGACGTCGAGCAATACACGATCGGGTAGTCGAGATAGATGTTCGAGCTGCGGTCAGTGCCGACGTTCTGCAACGTCGTGTACGCGCCCGTGGTGGCGACGGACCAGTTCTTGTAGCTGCTGCAACCGCTGTAGTACGACTGTATCAACAAGTACTGCGTGGTCGATGGGGCCCCAAGGGAGGATATGCTGCCGTTCGTGCCGCTTGAGCTCGAATAGCACTGCTCCACCGCGAGCCCCGACGAACTGCTGCTGTTGAAAAGGGCGTTTATCTCGGCTATCGTGTGGGACGTGCTGCCGAAGTAAATAGGGCCGTTCGGGAACTTCACGCCGTTACTGTCCGCCCGGAAATACTCGGTGGAGCTGTTCATTTTGACGCTGATGCCTTGGTTGATGTAGGCCATGGCGTTGGTCACGTTAAGACCGGCTTGGCCGTAAATCATACCGCTGGCGGTTATCGTGCTGCTAGCGGTAACCGTGCCCGAGAAAACCGACCCGCCTTTGACGCTCAGACCGCCGGAGCCTACGGACACGGCCCCGTTCAGGGTCGAGCCGCCGGCGACGTTGAGCGCGCCGGACGCGATGAGGTTCGAGCTTGTGCTCATCTCGCCGTCGGAGTGAATCGTGCCGGTGACAGAGATGTTCGGTCCAATGGTGCCGGAGCTGCTGTTGTTGAAAAGGGCGTTTATCTCGTCTATCGTGTGGGACGTGCTGCCGAAGTAAATAGGGCCGTTCAGGAACTTCACGCCGTTGCCACTAGTGCCGCAATCTATTTCGACCATGGTTCCACTTATGTTGACGATTCCTCCACCAAGTGCGGTGTATTCGGCGCTGGCGGAAAACGTCCCGCCACTCATTGGGACGATATGGATGCTCTTCTTGTTTGACTGTAACAAGACCTGCGAGCCATTCGTGGATATAAAGAAGTCCCCATCGCACATGTCGATAACCGAGGATGAGCTGTTCGCCCCGAGCTTGACACTCGATGCGCCGAAACTCGCGAGGACATCGGTGCCGTCGCGAATGAGAAAGCCGTTCGCGTTGATGAGCGAGTTCTTGTAGCCATCTATAATGCCGTCGCCGTAGGACACGTGTGCGCCGTTATCGTCATACCAAAAATGCTGGTTGGTGGCCTCGGCTATCTCCTTCGCCTCGTCGGCTGCGAGCTGCGCTGCGTTGACAGCCGCGTTGAGCTGCGTCAGACCGTATGCCGCCGCGTCGAGCGCGGGGGTCGATTCCGTGGTCGTGCCGTCGCTCCATGTGAACACACTCTTCGTCCAGATGTACTTGCCGCTTTCCCACGTCGGGCACGCCGTAACCCACGAGCCGCTTACCTGCGCGGTCGCGGACGTGGAGAGGTAGTAGTACTCCGTCACGCTCGTGAGCGTCGCGCCGTCTTTCTGCCCAGTCGTGAGCACGGAGGGGGTGGAGTAGGTCGGGGTCTCGGAGCTTTCCGTGTAGGTCGCGGTGCGCGTCCACAAATACTGATCAGCGGAAGGAACGAGGGCGTTTGTCCCCCAGCCGGTGGTCGGGGCCGTCGTGTTGGACGAACTGAGCGCATATTGGACATCCACGTTGGTGATGATGACAGACTTCATGTTGTCGATGTCGTCAACGAGGGAATCGATGGCGTAAAGGACATAGTTGCTCGAATCGTAAAATATCAGCTTGACACGCTGGCCAGCAGACACAGAGGCGGCCGTGTCGAAATAAGCGGTGTTCCCTGATTCGTTACCGTCAAGAAGAACCTCTACAATCCCGTCGACTGAATCATTAACGGCTGTTCCGAGCCGAACCGTAGTGCTAGAGTTGATCGTTCCTGAAGCCAGCGCTTTGTTGGACGTAGAAGACGTCGAACTAGAATATGCACTCTTGCCGGAAAATATCGCTTGCGCCAACTCCGTTCGAGTCATTGTCATCCCGTGTAACCTCCCATGCATTGCAACTTAGTCTGACACTTCATTACTGGAGTCAATTGAGTGGTTGAAATCTCTTGAACAAGGCATTTCCAATCCACGCCACTGCCAGTATGATCAGAAACGTTATTGTAGCGGACCAAATCCCCGACTTTCAATCCAGGGATCCCCACATGCTCAATCGTGATCATGGTGTTTTCTCCGCAGTTCGCATAAAGATAAGCGTTTGCCTGTGCCGTCAAAGAATCATGAGAGCAAGCTTCAGTGAGTTTCATAACATATGTAGACCGCCACCCACGGTTGGCATATGAGTTCGCCGCACCGTCATCAAGATCGACAGTCACCATGTCAGTCAACGGATAACCGTCATTATCTGTGTTCTTCTCTCGGCTAAAATATGCGACAACCCGGTTGACCGGATCGCCCTCATAACTCACAGAGTCACCAGGGATTGCCGTGCAGTCAGGGCCCTCGACAAACTCATAGACAATCTCGGCATTAGATGCCGGCGGAGTTGGGAATATGTTTATCATACCGTCCTCGGTCGTTCGAACCGAGCAACCAATCCACCCAGCCGTCAGCCGAACTTCCTCTCCGCGATTTGAACCGATCGAATGAAGAACATTAACAGTGTGCGTTCTGGTTGTGTCGACCCCGTCGCTGATATAGAGTTGCCAACCGCCATCCGTGACAAGAGTTCGAATCTCGTCTACGACGTTATCCCCAATAGATCGGCTGACGTCGGCATTTAGAGAATCATCGTTGAGACCATACAGCGTGCCGTAGCATGATGCGCTTCTACTAATGCGCCCACGGAAAGTAGTATCAGTAGAATTCTTGACCAAAAGCGTTGCCAAACGCAGGGTTTCATCGTACCCCTCACCAGGGATGACAACCCGCCAATCTATTCCAATCAAATATCTTTTTCCATTTACGGTGTATCCGTTTTCTTTGGATCCAGATGCCCTCTCAAAGCCGATCGTGCCCTGAACATAGTTGTCTGAATCCAGCATCCACGTGATGTTTGATTCAGACGGCAAAATCTCTACCTCATAATCGCTTTTGGCAAGAGTCCTCGGATCGATCAAATATGCGCTATATTCATCATAACGACCAGACATGCCCCAGTCAATTGTGTCAATCGCCATAATCCACCTCCTGAGCGCTAACGGAAATACTCAGCAACGGGGGATTTCTAGAATATGTAGAACCAACGCTTGTCAAAGCAGCTGCATAACGGTAGCCGTTTTGTTGGCGAACGATGCAGACAGTCGACGAGAGCAATTCACGGACCATGCCCTCATAATATTCGACATTTTCGTCAAGATCATAATCCCAGCCGTCAACAATATAATTGTCCAAAGCATAGGTGTTTGGGTTTTCCATCGGGTCGATATCAAAACTCAGCGAATGTGTAAGTGTGGCGCCTTTGTCGAAAAACACACTAGGACGAGAGCGACCATTGAACTGGACTATGTCTTGGTTGCGATTTCCATCGAACGAACGTTCGACGTTGTATCGAGCCGCCATAGCGTACAACGGTTCTTCCGCACTCTGGACAATGTTCCAAGACAGGCCATCTCGACCTAATTTGGGAATGGTGTAAGGCCCATACGTTTTAGGCGAAGACATGACCGAATCGTCGCCGGTTGTGTACATGCCAAATACCTGCACATATACGGTCGAACCAAGTGGCGGAAAATATAATGTCGACGAAGCGCTCAATGATCCATCTGAGGTAACCGTGTCGCATGCATATGGCGTAAAATTACTGTTGTAACACACCAACTTCGCGACATACCCGTTCGCCGTTTGCGTTTTGTCACCAGTGCCCTTAACGCCGCTGACTACCAATGCCGGATATGACGTACTGGCCACAGACACGGATGCTGTGACCGATTCGCACGGGGCAAGCATTACGCCGCCGGATCCTGGTTGCTCGCCAGAACTGAACGTTGCGCTTCCGCTCATTGAACCCCAGGCAATGCCGGTCGGAGCTAGGGCACCAACCACACGAATTCCAACATAAATGGTTTCGTCTTCTTCAGGAGAGCGAATCAAAGAAGACAAAGGAACGGTCATATATCCCTTGTACTTGACAACGCCCCATATAGTGTTTGCCGCAGTCGTATCCGTCACAGTTCGGTTATACGGAACCAAGCGTTCGCCGGACGCAGTTCGCAAATATGCGATTGCGAATCGATCATTAGCACGAGTCCAACTACTACTAACGGAATAGCCAATCGCCAAATCTCCACCCACGGTCAGCGTCATGCTTGTAAGCGTGTATTTAGGGACATACCACACGTGCACGTAAGTGGATGTAGAATGGCGTGTTCCAGTCTCATGCAACACGTCAATGAAAATGTTGAAATCTATGCCGTCGTACTTGCGGCTCGCAAAAGACGTCGAACTGCCAAACACTTGCGCGAATACCGAACTCGTAGTCGTTCCACTATTTTCGCCATTGACACGCTTGGTCACGATTGAGCTCATCGGAACCGCCCAAAAATAACGACCAGAAGACAGTTGCCGGCAATTGGCGGCCGAAGGAGCGAAACGCTGCGTCATGCAATTGGCGCTCGTATAAACAAAATCGCCAAATGCGTCGTTCGCAGTCGTTCCACCACCTTTGGCCGCCGTTCGCCAATTAACCGACACATCTATGTACTGCTTGCCTTCTGTACCGTAGTCGGTTTCCCAAGTTATGTACAAATCGGAATAGGCCGTATCGCCATCTCGCAGACAGAACTCCTGCGAACTTCCGCTCGCATTCGTCTTATTCTTTGACAGCAAAGCGTTGGTATATCCCACAATATCTCTCCTTTCATGCCGCCATAAAAATAAGGCGATCAAATACCAGATCGTGCGTAGAGATCGACCAGAAGCTGCTCGACATCGGACACAATTGCCGCATTGTCGTTGACGGTGAGGCCGTTGAGATTCACTGTATTGCTACTCATCGATTCGACGGCAGTTCGAAGCTTGGAAATTGCGTCAACAACATCCGGCGAACTTCCATTTTGAATTCCGCTTGACAAACGCCGAGCACTTTGAGCCATGTTGAAAGTCGCGCCTCCGACATTCTGCGAATTCAGCAACGCATTCAGCGTATTTGCTCCATTCTTGATGTCGGATAGATCCATAATAGGCCTTACCACAGGCTGATACTCGATATCGGAATCGATTATCGCCGCCAATTTCGACATGCCTTCCTCGGCAGCTTGCAAACTGGCGTTGGTCATTGTTTCGCCACTCTTGTAGGAAACGTCTGCGTAATCGAGCAGTGCATTGGAGAACCCTTGGCCGGCGTAAGAGCCCATTTGGTAAAACACTTTCGAAGGGGACTTAATCGCCAAAGCACGATTGCCGGCTTTGACAGCAGATTTGGTCAACGTTGTGCTAGCGCTCGACACAGAGGCAATCGCGGAAGAGGAACTGATACCGGAAGACAGACCGCTGGCGATATAAGAACCGGCGCTATAGAACGCGCTTCTCCAGGATCGTGCGCTTGAAACCGCGCTCCTCAAAGCAGTCGTTAATGCACTGCCTAGATTGCCTATGTTGTTGACGAAACCGCTATTGAACTGCTCCGCCAACGACATTCCAGAAGTCCTAAAACTGTTTCGATAATTCGATATCGACCGCAGAATATTTTTGAGCTGCGTCGCGATAGTGGTGCTGAACGTCTTAAACCCGTTGACAAACCCAGTAGAGAAATGGGAAGCCATAATCTCGCCGTAGTCATCCATGTCCACATCAATGTTCGCAGTGGCAGAACTTATGGCATCCGCGATGGACTCTGTAAAGCTGGATATCGCAGCTTTGACATCGCTAGCGCCGCCTTCGAAACCAGAGACAACCTGTTCGACGCTTGCTCTGCCAAGGGCTTCCAGCGCATCGGCATAAGCTTGAACATTTTCGCTGTCGATTATCCCCATACCGGAAATAACGGTGGACAATTCATCGATGCCTTGGCACACAGTCTTAGCGTTTTCTAGTTCTTGTGAACTCAGCGCGGTGTCACCACTACCCAAGGACTTAATCGCATACGCGACATTCTTAAAACTCGATCTGAGGCTACTTGTTCCGTCTCCGCCGCCAGCAAAGAAATCTATAAAGTTCTGTAGAAGACCCTTGTCAGTCGGAACTTTCTCCAGAAAATCCAAAACTTTCATTCCCGCTTCAATGCCGCCAGTAACCGTCTGAGCATCAATCCCAGCCACGCTCGAATTAAACGTTGCTAACGCGGTTCCGAAATCACCAAGCTGAACGGCAAACTCGGCCATGTTCATATTACCGCCGGTGATCAAAGATATCGCACCTTCCTTTTCGGGAAGAAGGTCGACGATCTCCATTATCTTACTAGTGGCGTTCTTGGCGGCATCCAGAGACGAAATATCAGTCAACGACGACATCGTGGAACAGAACTCGATTAAAGCTTCCCCAAACGCAGTAAGTTGCGTGCCGAACGTGTCAAAGCTTACGGTTTCGCCGAAAAACACCGAGTTTAGAAAACCGCCCTCTGTCGGCAAATCTCCAGCAAGCTCAACGATCGGCTTGGCCGCTTCAACGGCGGCGCTAATCGCACCAGTGTCAAAGGACCCACCAGAGACAGCGTCTGAAAACGCGGCAAGGCCTTCTCCAAATGATCCCATTGCATCGCCAAAGCCACTAAAATCTTTCGTGCCTGCGAACCAACTCAACACGCCGCCCGTGCTAGGAATGGCCTCGAACATGTCGGAAACATAACTGAGAGCTTGTGCGGCCATCCGGACCCTAGCAGATTTAAACCCATTGCCAAGACCGGAGTCGAACGCCGACAAACCAGCCGCAAGTCCAGACATTTGATCGACGAACGACCCGGTTCCACCAAACATGCTCAGTACATTGGCGACGGCCGTGGCGATTTCAGCTCCGGCCAATTGCGCCAGCGCACCTGCAACTTCACCGATAATATCAAACGCCCCGCTGGGTATACGCGAAAATTGGGTGCCGGCAACACTTAACTGCGTGGAGAACAGGACAAGTGAATTTCCAATATCAGTGAGCATCGTGCTCACTGAAGATCCAATCAACGACCCAGCAAACGAGCCGATTAAGGATCCAAGTGCGTCCCCGATGGCTGTAAACACCGGGACGACTGCTTCTATCGTTTTCGACAAACCGCCATCAGTCAGTTGCTCAAGTGCTCCAACCGCTGCGGTCAAAACTCCCACAAGAGCAACCAACGCATCAAACGCGAGTCCAACTTGTGCTATGGCAACCGGATTAACACCGACCTTCGCTGCTATTGCGCACGCGGCAAAGACCGGGATCATAGAATTGATCATTATCGCCAGAGCTTCTACGCCAGTAATAGCTGACGAGTAATCAAGGCCGGCAGCGGCAAGAAGTGCAACAACTACACCGGCACCAGCAACAAGAAGCAGCAAAGAGTCAAAAGCCAAACTAACTTTCGCGATATCCGAAGATTTGACATGCATCTTCGCGGCCAGAGTGCACGCGGCAAAGACCGGAATCAACGAAAGTATCAACAACGACATAGCAGAAGCACCGGTTATCGCAGAATTGTAGTCTCCCCCATAATTGGCCAGAGCATAAACCACAGCGCCAACAGCCGCAATCAATGGAATCATAGCGATAAACGAACTCGCTTTTGCACTCTTCGAATTGGCGAACGACAACAAAGCCAAACTTGTTAAAAGCGCCACAAGAGCGCCAGCCGATGCCAAAAGCGACGAAGTGTCCATCTGAGAGAACAGATACACGATCGCTGCTAGTTCACCAACGATGACTCCAAGAATCACCATCTTTGCAACAGATTTGGCGTCAACGCCGGCGATTGATTTGGCCATTAAAGCAACAACAACACCGAGAGCAGCAACAATGGCCGTGCCCTTAAGCAAATCCTCCAACGGGCACATGCCAAGGACGACTGCGACAGCAGCCAAAATGCCAACGGCCACCGCCATACTCAAAAGCGTAGCGGCAATTTTGGTAGCCTGCGTGCCTCCAACAGCTTTGACGGCAAGCAACAAACCGGAAACGATAACACCCAACGCCAAAACGGCAAGCTCGCCTTTCACAAGAACCGCCGTATCGAGACCGCCCAGTATTCGAACTGCGACAGCCAAGATTGTTATGGCTCCAGCAACCGCAAGAATGCCGGAAGACGCCGAAGCGACATCCCCAGTACCCATAAGTTTTGTGGCAGCCATGAGACCCACGACGATTGCCGAAAACGCTAAAATTGCGCCGTAACCTTGAGAAAGGGTACTCTTATCAAGATGCCCAAGATAGTTGCAAGCTACGCCCATGACCAATATTGCCGCCGCGATCTCGAGGACCATGGCCCCGACCTTTTGAACATTGGCTTTCGAACCAAGATTCCCGACGACTATAAAAGCCATCACAACCCCGGCAAAAGACAACAGCATCGACTCTGCTTGCTTAAACTGGTCCGTAGACATCCCACCGGCCATTTTCATAGACATGGCAACCAATATCAATCCTGCGCCAACGGACACAGCTATCGAAGATGCGGCGGTTATTTGTTCAGTTGTTGCGAGCTTTGCAATAGCGACAAGACCAAGAGTCAACGTCCCAAACAGACCAAGAAATAGCGCAATTTGGGCAAACTGCGACCAATCCAGTTCTCCAACTCCAGCCAACTTTTGAACTGCCACCGATAGAATCACCATAGCAGCAGCCATTTCGATGGCCATGACCCCGACCTTGTTGATGTTCCCTAGATCGACATTCTCAAGCTTTGACGATGCGGCCGTAATAGCGGCTAGCCCGGCAACAAACAATATGAAAATGCCAACAGCAGTAGTAATATCACTCTTGTCCGCATAGTGAACTGTGGCGACAAGGATCGCGAAGGACCCGGCCAAAAGAACAAGAGCCTCACCGATGGTCTTAATAATGTTGAGCCGAATGTTCGTTTTCATCAAGTTCTTCAACTCGGTGAATCCGGTGGTCAAGCCAGTAAAGAACCCCTTGATCGACGCCGTAACTCCGGAAAAATTGCCAATGGCCGTCCCCAAATTATTGATGCTATCGCCAAATTTGTACAAAGACGCAAACATTGCCCCACTCAGGGCAAGCGGAACAGCTTGGCTCCAATCAAAATTGCCAATAGCATTTATGATGTTCGAAGCAAATTCGGAGATAGCAGTGTTAGCGCTCGACATCTTGGAAAATACGCCGTCTATAAAACCCTGAATGGTATTCTCGCCAATTTCTTTAAACACTGTAGATGGAGAATGAATGCCAAGGATGCTCTTGACGGTATATATAATATTCTCGACTACAGTTGCAATTGCCTGCAATACCCCTTCAAAACCGGACGATAGTCCAAGCGAAAAACCTTCAGACATGTAGGTCGGAATCTTCTCGAATTCAGTACGAAGATAGGCGCCGATGTCGCCAACCTTCGTCTTAATCCAATCATACGCGTTTTGAAGGCCGATCTGAATTCCGTCAATAAAACTGACATCTTCGTCCGTCGTGCTAACCACCGACACGAACTCTTTAATGCCATCAATAACCGGGCTAAGAGCACGTTCAACTGCATCCAAAAGGCCATCGAGCGTATCAAGACTCTTGTTTATCAAGTCGTTCTGCTCGACCCAATCTGCAAAATTGCCAAGCAAATCGCCTGCCCCTGATGACAAATCAAGAATGCCGCCAGAAGCAACACCCAAATACTTCGACAATCGCTGAAATCCTCTGGACAGCACCCCCGTCACTAAGGAACCGACCAATTTCGCAATTTTAAACACGCCAGAAAATGCTCGTTTGATCTTATCAAGTGCATCCTCTGTCGGAGTTAAAGATTTCGTAAACTCATTAAAGGCCTCGATGTATCCATATACAGTGCTCACCTGAACTGCCGGGAACACGTCATCCCAAACGCCCTTGACCGCAGTCAAAACTGTGTAGACATTATTGAAAGCAGTTTGCAACGCTTCAAGAATCAGCTCTCGGCCAGATTTATTCGACATGGAATTGATAAGTTCCTCCATGGAGGAACCGGATTCGGAAGCCACGGTCTTAAGCTGCTGCAAAGCCGCAATTTGCTCATCGGTGTAGCCGATCGCCTTGGCGGTCTCAATATCAAGATCTTCAAGAGTCAAACGATGGCCATCAACCGTCTTATTGACGAGCGCCTGTACTTCGGCGTAATCATATCCGGCCTCAGTCAATTTTTCAACTCGAGCTTGGCCATTGTCCCATGTCCCGTACCAAACTTCGTCTACGACCTTCTGAAAATACTCAAGTTTGTCCGTCATGTCATCAACAGCGGTGCTGGTCTCGGACATAGCATCGATTGTTTGATTGAAAATATCAGTCGTGAGCCAACCGCTGCTTAAAGTATCTTCAAGCGACCCAGCGGAATCGACCATTTCTTGAGTAAGCACACCATTTTGAATTGCGACCTCTTGGAGTTTGGCCGTGAATTCGTCAAGCGGGACGCCAGTGGCCTCAATTTTCGAGGTCAATTGCTCCCAAGGAGATCCGAGCAACTCTGTAAGAAACGTGTTCCGCGCATCAGCGATATTGTTAACAATATTTGTTACAAAGTCACTGATTCCAGTCCACAACTCCTTGGCCTGCTCGAAATCGCCAATTATAATCTCCCAAGTCTGTGTCCAACCGGAGCCCAAAGCCTCGGCAGTCGTATCAAGAAGCTGCGTAAAAGTTTTAACTTTTGTGGCAGCGTCAGTGGCAGTTTGACTGAGCTCGAGAATTTCGGCAACCTGGTCGTCAGTGTATCCCTTTGCCAAGAGATCGGCTTCTGAGTAAGCACCAGAGATCTCAGCAAGTGTCTCTGTCAGGACATCGGCAGTCAGCCAACCTTCGGACAACGACTCTCGAAATGAACCATTGCTCTCGATGAGTTGATCCACATCATACGTGTAATCTGATACCGTAGCCTTCATCATTCGAGAAGTACGCTTGAGCGCAGTCTGAAAGACTTCGCCGCCCATGCCGGCGTTTACAACAGAGTTCCAGTCCATCAACTTCACAGTGCCCGCAGCAAGCGCCTGCGACAGCTGGTACATCGCAGTCGAAGCTTGAGTGGACGTCGATCCGGAAACGGCCGCCAAATTGGCAATACCCTTGATAGCCGAAACAGAAGAATCAAGATCAACGCCGGCCGCCGTAAACGTGCCTATATTTCGGGTCATCTCTGTGAAATTGTAAATGGTTTGATCGGCATACTTGTTAAGCTCGTCCAACGCACTATTCACATCATCAAGAGTGCTGCCCTTCGATGACGTGTTTGCCAAAATTGTTTGGATCGCCCCTATTTGAGTTTCATATTCCTGAAAACCCGACCGTACGGGCGCTATGGTGACAGCATCGGCTAACTGCGCCCCCATCCGCATCACTTCGCTAGTGATGTTCGAGATAGCAGTCATTCCAGCAATTTGCAAAGCAGAAAAGCGAGCTTGCAAAACACCAACCGACTCAGACGCCGAAGACATGTCAAGACTTTTTGCCGATTTGCTCAACTTGTCGAGACCATCGGAAGCCCCCTTGAAATTCAAGGCGTTTTTCAGCTTCTCGATAGTCGACATGGAAGTCTTGACATTCGACTCGAATTGCGCGTTATCAAACGTCAATTCCACAACTTTTTCATCAATTGTCTTACTCACAGCCGAGTTACCTCCTCCCAAGCCTCTTTGGCAAACGCATCAAAAACCGGGCGAAGAGCTGGGTTGATGTAATCTCGACCTTCAACCCAGCCCCCGGTCCCAGTCCCGTGCCCATATTGCAAAATCATAGCAATGGACACATTTTTGTTAATATTAGAGTTGCAATATATGATCTTTGTCTGGGTCTCGCCGTACTCCACGCGATAATACCACGAACTGGCCGTGAGACCTGTATCTACTGGAGTGGCCTGCGCCAATGCCTGGGCTCCCAATTTCCCATATTTGTCGAATATGGTCATGCGAGATAGTTTCTGCATCCTTTTCAAATAGGATTGTGTGGCATCAAAATTACCCTTTTGCTTGAAGCCGATCATACGCAACTCCATTTTGATTCTTTGCTAGCCTTTTGAATGCAAGGCCGCACGGCGTTTTGCATTGAGCGCCGCATTGTGATTCATGATCTCTCGCTTGCTCATCTTCTTCCCGCCGCCGGATTTGATCTCGCAAACTCGAATCAGAGTAAGCAATCTGTTAATGTGCCACTTTTCAAATTCCACCGGAATTTGGCACTGGATCATCCAATAATAGATAAGCTCGGAAGTAACCGTGCCATTTACAGAATGCTTAGTATGAGAATAATCCTGGATCGTCGTAGCCGTCATCGGGTCGTTTATATACTCGACGATCTTATTGATGTCTTCCTGTGTCAAAGAGTAATAAACATTCGGGTCGACGTTCTTGTTGAGAGTCATGCATCGTATATAATCGAGAGTCTCTTCGTCGGTTTTATTGTTTTTGGCCAAAAACGCTTTCCGCCATTTCGACTCCCATTTCGAAAGAGAGATCAAAGAATGCTCAAGTTGTAGAGTCGTGCTTTTTATACTGACAAATTCAGATTTCGCTTCGTCCCAATACTCCCGACTCGGGATGGTGATTTCAAGCATCTTATCTCTCCGATATATTCAAATTACATCTCGGTAAGATGGAGCTCGCTTTTCACTTGCTCTTTAATCTCGGGATGGGCTTCGATTTCCGCCAAAGCAGAAGCAGGAATGATCGCATTAAAGAATGCCGCCATCGCCTCTGCATCAGAAATCAGCTCCATAAACAGAACCGAGTATGCCTCTGTGTTCTTAAAAGCCTGCGAAATTTCAGGGCTCTTGACAAACTCTTTTCCATCCGGGCTCTTTCGGCCAACCGAAGAAAGAACAATCTTGTCGAATTGCTCGACAAGAGTGGGCACGTCATGGGAATTAATGATGTTCTTCAAGGCCTCGGACAGGCCGCCTTGAACACCGAGCTCCATCTTAGTGATTTCGGCCTGGTTAAGGTTGAAATAGAAATCCTCGATCCGCTCGGAGCCATTATAATCCGTGTATTTGATGGTCTTCTTAAGCATGTTTTCCCCTTTTCATAAAAACAACAAAAAAATGAGTGGGCCAGCCGAACTGAATACCCACTCCATTTTGAAATTACGACTCGCCGAGGAGCTTTGCCACCTCGTCAGGAAGCGGCAAACGAGCGGCAGCGGTAGAGCTGCCGTACAGAATGTTCTCGAAACTCGCAAGCTTCGTCGCATCAACCTTCGTCGAGTCGATGAGCACAGTGGCCGTCGGCTTAAAGCCGGTCACGTTCACAGGGGTCGTAGTGACCTCCCAAGAGAACGTAATGGCCTCAGGCGAGTCATTGATCGTCTGATAAGACTTCTCAGACGGAGACGCCTTGCAACCATAGACCAGGTGAATCTTGTAGCCATAATCGTTGCCGGAGACATCGTTGCCGAGAGTCGTGACATACGAAAAACCGAACTGCTTACGAGTCTGCTGGCCAATGGTGACACCGGTCGCCAGAGAAGCCGAACCGTCGCACTCGGCGAACTCATCGGGGTACGTGTAAGCCTCGATCGTGCACCCAAACTCCTCGGTAGAGTACAGGTTCAGGTACTTGATGTCGTCGGCATACAAAGCGGTTGCCTCCGCGCCAGAAGGACTCTCGGTAACGGCCGTAAGACCGTTCCAGGCAACACCGCCACTATAAGTATTCGTAGTCGTGTTGTAAGGGTAGAGAACGCCCTTCTTATCACCAGTCTCGAACAAACGAGCGCCGGTGTCATCCCAAGTAAGAGCCGCAGTAGCCATAAGGGGACCTCCTAATAATAAATGGTAAACGTATCATGATTTAAATTATCCGCATAATAATGCCGATCGTAACTGCACAACGGGAGCGCTTTTATCGAGTCGATGTATTCGCTATCCGGATCTTTGGTTATAAGAGTGACGCTATACCCTCGAACCGCTATGTAATCGAAATCATCAGCACTATGCCCGTAGACATCATCGAGCGAATAAACTATTGCAGGATAATTCATCTTAACCGATTCCGGTGGCTGAAAATATACGTTTCGACTACCGAGAATCGTTTCAAGAAGTGCTTGCAACTCAAGACGCCTGCTCTTCAGTGTAAACACCTCCCAATGTTAACGATAGCCGTGGATACGAAACCTCAACAGAAGTTATCTTCCATTTCGTGCCCATGAACTCGGCGTATCGCATTTGATGAAAATTCTCCAACGCATATGGATCAGCAACTATACTTAGAGTATTAGAAACATTGAGGTCGTCATTAAGTTTTTCAGCGCTGTCGAGTCGACGAACATTTCGCACAACGTCGCCAAAATAATTTCTTGTAATTATTGTTTCGACCCATACACCTGGGTCTGTCTCGACTGTGCCGCCATTAAAGCCTATGACACCGTACCATTTTGCCATTTTGAATTTTCCTCACATTTTAAGCAGTGGCAGCAGTGACCTGATCGATGACCAGAGCAGAGTAAGGCTTGATAAGAGCGCCGGAGCAACGGGTCTCAATCAGGTACTTTTGCTGGTTGTAGTCAATGTCGAAGTCGTCGAACATGTTGATAGCGCCACCCTTGTCGGCACCAACGTTGTAGTCCTTGAGGTTCACCATGATGCCGAGGACCGGGTGCTCCTCGCCATCAACCGTGCGAGTGGCGCCCTCCATGGCCTCGACCTCCACGATCTTGTCAACGCGCAGGGCAGTCGCGAGATCCTGGACGGTGTTGTAGATGCGGCGACCGGTGGTGTCCTCAATGAGGAGGCAATCGACCACGAAGTCATTGGTGGTATACAGAGTCGGGTTGCCCGAGCCCTTGTACTGCTTCCGCGCCTTGATGATCTGACGGATGGCCTTCTTGGCCTTCGCGGACTCGTCATCATCGGAAGAGACCGTGACGGAGACCTTGACCGAGAAGAGATCGTCGTCGGTGAGAATCGGGCGAATGCAAGACTCGTCGATCTTGTCGTCCGAAGAAGAAAGACGCCCGTCGCCGATAAGAATGGCGCGAGCAATTTCCTCGTCGAGCATCAGGCGCATCTCGCTCTTGACCCAGGCAAGAACGTCGAAGTCGGTAATATCAACGAGATCGTCACGATCGAACTTCTGCTTCTTATACACAGTCGTCGGATTCGTGGTACGCTTGAGGAGCGAGAACACCTCCTCCTTCTTATACTTGCCCTTGATGTAACCCTTCGCACGAGCCTCGTCCTCGGTGATGTCCGCGAACTGAGACTTGATGCGAGAGAACGGGGTGTGGTGAACGCCGTTGATCACACCAGCAACCCAGTCGGTGTCGCGCTTAATAAACGCAGGCGGAGTGTCGAGTGTTTGAGGCTCGGGGAACAGATAATCGATGTTTGAAATACCATAGTCATCGGCATGCTGGAGGAAGCTCTCCTTGAGCGACCCAAACCGCTTGCCGTCCTTAAGAATCGTGTCCATAGCATCGTGCGACAGGGCGTTCTCCTCGGTGTCGCCCTCGAAGACATTATGCTTCATTTCATTTCCTTCCGTGTCATCGGACTTATCAGAATCTTTGCCGTTCTTGGCCGCCTCGATGGCTTGGCCAACTAGGCCGTACAAAACCGTCTTCTGCTCATCAGTCATCGTATCGATGACGTCTTGAACAGTACGCTCCTTGTCCTTCTCGGACGTAGAAGCATCATCAGAATGCGCCATTGTGTCTCCTTCTTCAGACTCTATGCTTGTGGGATTGCCGGAAGACAAGTTCGCTTCCACGTCAGCTTCCGATTCGTCAGCCTCAGCGTCATCAACACTGTGAATGAGTGGTCTATCTTCAAACACAAAGTTAAAAATGGCAGCCTCGCCATCCGAATCGTTATGCTCAATAACAGAATCGACATACGCCCCGGGATTCGCGCCAGCCAATACAACGCTTACCTCACGAATGCTCCCGTGAATAACATCATGGCCGTTCTGCGTCAAACCGTTTGCGTAAATCGAAAGCGAATACACATCGTGGTTCTCGATAAGAGAGCGAGTTACTTTGCCATATGGCGTGGAATCGTTGATGTATCCGTAACCGTACACATCGTTCTTTCGATTCTCAAGAACCATGTGGCCAAGAACCATGTCAGGTGTACTATGGTCGTGCTGCCAAACCATCGGAACACTCAAGCCATCGCAATCTTTAAACGCTCCTGGCTTTATGGTTCTTCCGTCTGAGCAACGAACATTATACGCTGTCACCCGCCCGCTAAAATCGTAATTTTTATCCATTTTGAATTTCACCATCCACTACTTGCCAATCCGCCACTGTTTGAAGAAATGCGTTAACCGACAGAGGCAAAGACGTCGAAGTTCGCGTCTCTCCAACATTCTTTTCGACTGGCAAAGCGCCTCCGTTCTTCGCCGCCACCGATTCAGACGATTCGCTGAGATTCTTGTTACGCAATTCATCAGCAGACGGGTCGTCTGACGGTTTCATGCCGATGATTTGCCTGAACTCGTTAGACGTCATGATCTCGTTTCTTGTAAATTTGTCAGCGATCTCGGCGATATTGTCAACCGGCACAAGCTTGAACGGATCCTGGAAGAATTTAATGTCCTGCCCCTGGGTGCGGGCAGTTGGAGTAAGCCACTTGCGCTTCATTTCGTTCGTAAATGCAGAAATTATCGGCTCAATAGTCCGGTTATTATAATTCAGCATCGCTTTTTCGTCTGCTGTGCCGTCAAGTATTGCTTGCGAAAGCCCCAACTGACTGTAGAGCATATTCGTCAAATACTCGATTTGCGCAAGCAGATTGTTTTCCAGCGAACGATTGAGTTGAGTGACTTTCTCTGTCGCGTCGATATAAGCGATCCCATACTTCGAATCTTTCAACTGCGACTCGATTTGCGCACGTCGCTTCTCTGCCAGATCCATACGAGCTGTACTTTTAACGGTATACGGCAACTGAATAATCAAATCAAGCTTACCGGAGCCACTTTGCTCATCGATATAATCCAGCAAATTCAGTTTACGGATCAACCGCTGCATTGTTGAGCTTGGCTCGTTCATTACCGAATATAAGGGATTCTCTATAATGCAAGCATCCGATTTATTGACGAGGATAGTCTCTTTGCGCATTGTGTCCTCGTTATAAACTTCAACGCGAACTTGCGAAGGAAGCCAGCCTTTAATTCTTCCGACTCGAATTTCATAAATTTTGCTTGCAACCGAACTATCATAGACGGTCTTGATGAGCGCAATGCATCCTTCGTCAAGTAGCGACATCACACCGTCTTGCAATAACGCTCTTCCGGTTTGATCGCGGTTGGCTTCCAACGTCAGGCACCGGTTCAGTTCGCTGTTGATCGTTTCCTTATAACGCCCGTTCTCGTCCAAATATACATGATTAATCGTCAGTGCCGCGACGTCCATGGCAATACGATTGTAAACCGCTGTCACAATGGACCGCTCGTTCCCACGAGTGAATCGCGGCCTATCAGGGCGAATATAGGTAATCTCCGAGCCATAATTATACCGACGTTGCTCAAGAGATTCTCGGCCAGTAAATACGTTAAACGCATTCTTTGCTCTTGTTAGAAACGTTTCTGCCATTTGCACCTCCTCAAAACTCACCGATGTCCAATCAGTCAAAGGCTTCACGATAGATTTTGTAAGCAACAAAAGCATCCATCATTGCGGCGACAGCATCAATTTTTGCCTCGTAACGAGTCTTTAACAACTTTCGGTTGCCATTGGTGTCCTCAAGAACTATGCAGTTCCCCATAGCAAAAGTCATCAAATTTTCATCGAACAAAAGCATTCTTTCCTCGGAAAGCTTTTTAAGCTCTCCCAACGGCACAGATTCCGTCTTCGCACCTTGGATCACTTTCTCTATACCAAAAGGCCCGTTTTCTTGTTCCCATCTGGTCACAAACTCTTTCGCATTATACGGGTCATATCCGAAAGCTCGAACATCATAATCACGCTCGACAATATGCGCGTCAAGATCGTCATACACCTGCATAAGATCGAGAACAGTGCCCTCCATGACGATCAAACTGCCTTCCGCCATAAATTCATTGTACTTATTGCGCATGGCGAGCGGAAGTTTATGAAGCGTCATTTCCGTAATGTAGTTACGCGTTTTTATCCCAAAGCAGCCATTTGAGAGAGGAAACATGAAAGTAAACGCGCAAAAATCATCGCCCTGCGAAAGATCTGCGCCAAGAGAGCACGGCATCTGCCAGTAATCCCTATGCTTGTGCGGAAGAGTCTCTTCGTATGTGAAGAAATATGTATACCCCTCCATAGGCAGGCCGAATCGCTTGGCTAAAATATCGTTACGCGCTGCCGGGGCATTCTCGGCACGTTCGACGTCACGCTGGTACGTCTCGTACGTAACCGTTTTACCCAAATTCGGGTTGGCTTTAACCCACATATCCGGATTACCGACTTCGTCAACCGAATCGAGTTTATACCACCAAATGGACGTGTGAGGATCAATGAATTCGCCTTTGAGAATTTTCATTAATTCCATTTTGATTGTGTCGCCGCTGCCATTGCGAACCGTGCCCTCGGAACTGGTAGCGATAATCAAATAGTCGTCAAGCTTTGACGCACCTTGCTCTATTGCGCCAATCACATCTTCTCGAATATCCCCGGAAAGCCATTCGTCGACCGTCGCCACCTTGCATCGCAGCCCCTGGAGTTTTGCGATAGACATCGGGCGAACCTCTATTAATGACCCGGTTAAAAAATTCTCGATACCCTTTTTCGTAGAGACGAGTTTGGCACGATTCATCCGATTGCCGGTGGTGTTTTGTAACGAACCTTCGGTTAAAAATTTGAACAAAGGACCGCGTGAACGAGTAATGGCCGTCCGAATGGGAGACATGACCTCCTCGGCCTGTTTCATCGTCGGAGCAGTTGTTACCTGATGCGTCGTGCTGGTGTCAATGTTCCCGAAATACGATTGAAAGCAAGAATCATACAACGATTTGGCTGCACCACGGCCAACTATCAAGTATTGCTTATTAGTCAGCCGCTTTTTAATGCGCCTGCGCTCATAGTGCCCCTTGCTGCCGTTGTCTCCTGGGACGTACACGCTCCGCTCGACGTAGTAATACCAGCCAAGAACCTGCTCGCCCCAAAGTTTAAAGCTATCGAGAAGATGAAGATCCTCACCATCAGTCAAGGTGAGTTCATTTTCACAATATCTAATCCATCCTTCGACAGCTCGGTCATCGTAGTAGACGCCCGGATTCCGAATAAGGTCATCAATTCGATTCATCTCCAATTCGATTTCCTTGTTCACAGGAATCTCGCCGCGCATGACTAGATCACGAAACTCACCATAATAGATGGGGGTCGCAGTATTCGACAGGGTCATGATTAAAACTCCGAAATTAATCTTCCTTTTTTTTTCAGCTTCTTCGCATTGTTCTCGGTCTTAAGACCAAGCATTTCTTTGCCGGCTTTTGTCAAATAGTCAGTCAGAACATTTTGGCTAGCCTGTATGACGCTCTTAATCGCGACATCTTGCATTGATGCGACCAACTTTTGCCCAGTGGTCATGTGCTTCGGCGTCAAAGAAGCCACATCGCGATCCAATTGTAAGACACGCTTCTCGAGCTCGAGACGCGCCGCCTTTGCACGAAGCTCGTCATCGGTCATATCAGAAGTTTTTTTTGTGCCACTCAATTTTGAAGATGTATCGCTTGCGGCTTCTTTAGAAGCCAGCTTCTTATTATGCCGTTCGATAATAGCGCCGGCAACCCCATAGCGCTTGCGCCCTTCTGGTGTAAGCGATCCATCTGCATATTGGTACCTGCGCCGGCCCCAACGCTGTCCTAATATTCCGTGATGATACAACTCGCTATTCGTCGGCGTGCGATTATAAATAGGTTCCATCCCAATCACCCGTCTTCTAATTCAACATAAGCTTTCTTAACAAAGCCGAACACACCAGCCTCGTTATAGCAAGCATAATACTCGTCCGTACTAGAATCCAAATCAAGCTCGAGTTCTTCGTCGGGCTCGAGCATGCAAATATACTTATCGGAATTGGGGGAAACATTAAGCGGAACTCGAACGTCACGTACCACAGCAAGAGGGGCAGAATAGGAAGCTAGCAACTCCGCAACATCGACATTCGTGTACATTTTGGCCGACATCATTTCTCATTTCTTCCACGGGCATGTATCGTTTGCGGAGCGAATAGGAATTCCGTCCGACCATAAAAGATCCTCGTCCCCGTAATGGATCGCGTTATGGGTACGTCGAGAACAGCACACCAAGTATTCGGGCATAAGAAGATACTCGCTGCGCTCCAAAATATCCTGAAACGCAATTGGATCGACATGATGAATGATAAGATTCCGAGACCGTTTTCCATTTCGATAGGCGTCTTCAATCGGCCGATCCTCGATCGCCAAGTCGCACCCATTGTCCCGAATGATGACGTCTTTTCTGATAGACTTCCACTCATCGGAATGGTAAAAAATCTGGTTCAAGTATCTAAGATGCCCGAACGTATCTTCCCCAACACGGCCATCCGCCAACCGCAAATATCGATACCGATCAATGAACGTATCAAACTCGGCCATTTTGCTATACGTTCGGATCGTATTCCTCGACGTCTTCATAATTCCCGTATCCCCTAAAGGCATTCATGGCGTCGGTGTAGAGCTCCTCAACTCGCTTTGCCGATTCCAGCGCTTCGGTCTTAGCGGCAATCATCGCGTTTTCTTTGCGAAGTTTTTCAAGTTCGAGTTCATTTCGAACCGATCCCAGTTTAAGAAAATGACAAATGATCTGAGACGATGCAGTCCCGTTAAGAATCCGCTCCTCCGCAGCATTCATTGCTTCGGCGATAAGTTGTTGCTCCCTAGCCTCAGGCGTGAGCGCCGGCATAGATTTCGTAGAAACCTTTTCGGCGACTACTTTCGCCATGGTTGCTGCCTCCTTTAAAATAAATCATTCGAACTTCTGATCTAAAAACGCATACTTCAGGCAATGTTTAACGGGGTTCATGGCAACTTTGTTTGGGCGATTTAGTGGGGTAAACTAGGTCAATTCACAAAATATGGCGAAAGGAGAGGAAAGACCATATAACCAGTCACCATGAGCCCCTTCAAACATTGCCTGAAATATGCAG